CAATTATAAAACACTAAAAGTCGCTATAATTCATCTTGTATATTAACATAAAGCCATTTAAAAGTCAACAACTATTTTAAATTTTGCAATTTATTCATAAATAGACAATAGTACAATAATAAACAAAAGTATATTATACAATATGTAAACATAACATATACAATTAGTTATATTACATATAGTAAAATTGATATATACAAGTTGTAATAATATGAACGCTAAAATAATGTGCATTTTATATAAATATGTACTATAAGGCTCTGAGAGGCTCTGTAGGCTGTTTTCAACGTTAGTAATGTAATTATATTGCTACACCTTCAAAAGTGTTAAACTTTACTTGACTAAAGCACACGAAGTTAGTTATAATACACTTTAATTAAATTGTACTATAAAATAAGCCAAAAGCTCTGAATTTGTGCAATATATACAAAAAGCCGGCTATAAATCGGCTTAAAGTATACAAGTTGCACAAACTTTAAAATATATGTTGACAAATCGGCGGATGCGTGCTATAGTATAGACATAACGAAGGGCGCAATGCCAAGAGTTAAAAAGAATAAGCCGACGGGCGTTAAACGGGAGGCATATATATATGTATGATTATTATGAAGAAGTGAAGGATGCAGTAGAAGAAGCAGCAACAAATGAATATACCATTGAAATGCTGGAGCCTATTGATTTAGACGAATATGAGGAGAAGTTAAATGATGCTTTATGGATTGATGATTCAGTGACCGGCAATGCTTCGGGTTCTTATTTTTTCAACCGCTACAAAGCAGAAGAGGCGCTTGCTGGTAATTTGGAGTTGGCAAAAGAAGCGCTTCAAGAATTTGGATATAACAACATTGATATATTAGAGAAGGGAGCCGAGTGGGTGGATGTTACAATTAGATGTTATATTTTATCTTCTTGTATTGCGGAATATATAGGCGAGAATCGCCAAGAATTAGAAGAAGAGCTTAAAAAAATTCAGTCAATAGAAGAGTAACAGGAGGATATAAGATGACTTATTATAAAAATTATACAAGAGAATATATCGGAGCGAGCGACTCCGCCCGCCTTTTAATTGAAGGGGTCAATAATGAGGGAATAATGGATGTTAAGCGGCTTAACTTCGGCGAAGATGGAAGTTATAACGCTTATGTTGTGGATGCAAAATGTGAAATTCCTTCACATTATCAGTTGCAATTCTCTTTTAATGATTTTATTTTAATCAATGATGATTGCGGAAGAGTTGCAAGGTGTGAGGCTCAAAGAATAAATATTTATACCGCTGGAAATTTCGGATGCATTATACAATGCGTAGATTCAAAAGGTTTTAGATGGAATGGATTATACAAAGAGTATTTATAATAATTAAGATTTTTAAAAAGCCTTGTATAATTCAGGGCTTTTATTATTGCCTGTTCACTTTAGCACATTAAATCACTAAAGTCAGGCTCTCTGACGCTTATATAAACACTTTTTAATATTTAATAATATAATATCATTACTTTATATTAAAACGGCTTTATATAGGCTTATAAGCGATATTTTTTATAATTAAATCTTATTTTAATTATAATATTGTAAATTGATATTGATATATTATTTTAATTATTATTATATTATTATAATATATTGATGAAGTATTAATATAAGATTATTATATTATATAACATAGTACATATAATTGTACTATATCAATAAATATATAGTTATATATAATGTGATATATAGTACATAAAATTGTACTGTTGATTTTTAAATTGTATAATATAATATTGATATATAGTACAATAAATAGGACTGTATATATTTATACTGAAGTATACTATATAAGATATAAGAATATATATATTAATATATAATAGTATTGATATAATATAAGATATAGTATAAAGTTATATTAATTAGTGTTGATATAGATTGAAAGTATAGTACAATTTTTTGGACTTTGCACGATTACCCGAAAGCTCTGTATACTAAAAATGCACAAAAAATCATCAAAAAAAAGTATACAATTAGATTAATGCGCGATTTTTTCAACTGCTTATAAAAACACTGTATAATAGTATTTATGTATCATTTTTTTAATTAAATTTAAGCACTTTTAGCCGTTTATTACTTGAATTACTGAAAGCTTGAAAAATAATAGACAAAAATAATAAAAGTGTCTATTATCGGGGGTGTTTATCAAAATAGACACCCGTCTATTTTTAAAAGCTCACGCCCAGCTGTTCAACACTCGCAACTCTATTCCTATTTTCCATTATTTTCAACATTTTCTTTCATTTTTCCGATTTTCTACTATATTTAGCCACTCCTAAAAAGTAATTACCCCTTATATTAAGGACTTGCTATCGTTGAAAATTTGTTTCAGATAATGAAAATTTAGCTTTAGTTTTCGGATTTGGTACCAAAGCGTGTCATACTGGTGGCAGGATTAAATTATATAATATATATAATATAGACAAGGTTTGGTACCAAAAACTGAAAGTAGCGTTGAATTTATGTTATTTGAGTATGTTTTTTCAACGATAGGTACGGAGGTCAAAAGTGAAAATTATATGTAATTGAGTGCTTTTTAATGATTGTTCAGTTTTGAACTATAAAAAAATAAGTGCTAAATTAATAGCACTTATAATTATTTTAATCTCATTACGAGCGTTAAAATTTCATTATCATAAATATCTCTATTATGACAAATAAAGCATTTATGGAATAATATATATTTGAAATGTTTAGATAAAATCATTTCGATAAAGTCTTGGTCGGAAACACGAATATTAGAATGAGTAATAAGATTACAGTTATTAAGAAAAGTATAACAGGGAATTTTAATGAGTTTAGAGTCAGAAGATAATGCTATTGATAGTACATTCTTTGTCAAAGCATTTAATTCATTTTTATATTTCTTTTTAAATAATTTATATTTTCTTCTATCAAGATATTTTTTCTTTATAGTATTTTCAAACCATTCTTTAATAAGCAATAGTTTATATCTTAAATAAATTTTCATAAGTTCACCTTTTTAATTAGTCCATTGTGTTCCACAGGTATTGCACTTATAAACACTTTCATTTGTGTCAATAAAACCTATACCTTTAACTATACCACGATTTAATATGTCTTTATTTATGTAGTGGATAAAAGGCTTATCTTCTCAACAAAAGGGGCAAATAAATCTTTTATCTTTCACGTTTACTTTTGGCTTGGCTATTATTTTCATAAATTAAATATATATAATAATCCTTCCGTATCTATCTACAATAGGTTCGTATTTATCTCTTACTATAACAGGTGCAGTTTTAACATCTTTTATAGATTCCGTTTCATCTTTATTTGTAGGCTCGTTTTTATTATCTCCAAAATAAATCATATTGTCGGGTTTTAATTCATAAATACTTAATACCATTTGTGGAATTTTAGAAACAAGTTCATATGTGGTAAGGTTATCTGTTTTGTGAAAAGGAATACCACATTCAAAGTCTAAAAAGTGGCGAAGGGCATTATTAAGGTCAGTGCCACTCATAAGAAAAGGAAAGACCTCCTTAGAACTTTTTATTGTATTGTCAAAGCCTAATAAAATAACATATCTTTTATAATCTATCATCAATCCCATAACTCCCAAAAATATTCTTTCATAATGTCAAAATAAGCGTCGAGGCTTTCTTTTGCTTTTTTATATTCTTCAATATAATTTTCATCACCAAAGTCTGAATTTTCAAACTTATCAATGTCTTTTAATAGTTTGATAAGTTCAGTATAAAACTCCTGTGTTTGTTCGGTAGTCATATCACCTATTCTTTCACCGTTAATAATTATGGGCAAACGACTACAACAATATTTTTCGTTTGTTTTTGTCCGTTCAATATTGTTGACAAGTTCTTGAAATAAAGCCATATTGCGTTCTATAAAGCTATAATAGTAATCATACCAATCTCGGTCATCATAGCCGTAAATAAGGCGGTGAAAGGCATTTTTAAAGGCTTTAAAGAAATATTCAAGCCTATATTGTAGACTTCCGTGTTTGCAATAGGATAAATCTCTTTTGAGTTTATTTATTTTATATTGATTTTTCATTGTTGCCACCTATTTTAATCGAGAGGATAACAAGCTTCAAGTATCCAAACAAAAAAAGATACAAAAAAGACTACTAAACTTGTTATCGCTAATGGCAAAAAAGCCTTTTCGAGAACAGGTACTAATGCTCTAATTGTATAAAAAGTAATAGATAATATTGCCGATATGATTGTAACAATTAACATTTTAGTTGAAATTTTCATTACTTACCACTACTTCCTAATTGACCGTTCATTCTGTCTGATTTAATTGATTTTAATTCATTATAAGTGACTTCTTCAACCTCAACCTTTGGCACAGGCACAAGAATAGCTTGGGCAATAGCCTTACTATATGGATAAAGTTTTAGAGTTTCACCATAAACAAATGGGTCATTTTGAGCGAAGTCTACATTTTGATTAGTTCCAAAATAATATTTTTCCTCTTTGCCACCATATGCAACACCTTGTTGCACTTTGTCGACCTTTTTAGTAATTCTAATTGTTTCTGTTGTAGTATTTGTAAGAGCAATAAACCATTCCCCTCTAAATCCACTATCAATGACACCACAGCGAACAGCAATGCCTTGAGAGCCTGTTGAACCACGCTCTTTAATAATAAATCCATAGTCATCACTACAACAACTTGCAATGCCTGTCGGAATTAGCTTTGTTTGTTGTGGACGAATTTCAATATAGTCCTCGTCAAAACAAGCATAAATATCATATCCCATATTTTCATCGGTTTTTGTAGGAATAATTGCATTTTCTTTAACTTTTGCAAACTTAATTGTTTTCATTTTATCACCTCTTTGTCTTAAAATAGCCACATAGGGTCTTTTATAAATTCAATTATTGACTTAAAAAATTTTATCATTTTCACTTGTGTAACTCGAAAAAGTCTGAATGACTACCAAAATCATAGGTTGTCACTTTATCAGTGCCAAAAGTTCTTATGTAGTAGACATCAATGTTATTTTCTTTGGCATATCTTCTAATTTCGTCAAAAACTTCTTGTTGAGAGTCTACCTCTCTTACAAATTTAAGTTCTTTACTGTTTGAATTTCTAAAATATAACTTCATTATTACTCTTTTATTCCTATAATTGTATAAATATCATCAATATAACCTTGACAAATATTCTTTAGCTTTTCTCGTTGCCCCTTATGGTCGGTGCAGGTCATTTGAATAATAGTGTCCTCAAGTTTGTCACAAATTGTGCCGATTGTTACTTCAAGATATTGATTTATTGTTGTATAATCGGTATTTTCATAGACTTTTTCTGTCATTTTTGTATTTCCTTTCCTATAATTTTGTATTCTGTCGGGTCGGTATATAAAAATCCATACATTTCATCAAAACTTCCGTCTGAATAATGAAAAGAAATCTTTGATACATTAGGTTTCGTCTTTTCAAAATTATCAAAAATTGCTTGAATATAATTGCCATAATCACCAAATTCAGTATAAATTACATCTCCTTGTTGAATTTCGGTCAATTTTTTATATATCGGCTCATCAAAATATTCAATATTATCATATTTAATCATAACTTTTACCTCAATGATTTATTCGTGGGTTAGAATAAGCAGAAATAATAAATATTATGCCTATTGTAATTAGTATCATAAAATAAAGCATTATCTTTACTCCTTTTATGAATTTTTTGGTGAAATAGCATTAAAAATAATTCCTAAATCAATTTCAATATCATTTAAACCCACAGTATATTCGCCATTAAAATTCATAATTACATCTTTAGGACTATAACTTTTTAATGTATCAATAAAGTCATCAATGTCTTTATGAATATTTAGCAAACTATTTGTTGAATTTTCATAATCTTTTGACTCAAAAACTCTTTTATGTAGTTCATCATATATATCTTTGTAGGTAAATTCAAATTTTAATAAACTCGGTCTTATAAACTTCAATTCTTCACCCTCTTTACAATTTCTGCTAATTTATGTAAGAAAATATCAATTTCTTCTTCTGTATTTTCTAAATCAAATGAAACTCTAATTGTTCCATTTATGTAATCTTCGGGAATACCATACCATTTTAGCGTTTCGCTCGGTTCAAGAGTGCCTGTATTACAAGCTGAACCACTTGAAACATAAATATTTTCAAGGTCAAGTTGAGTCAAAATAGGCTCACTTTCAATATCTTTTAGCGAAAAACTTATGATATTTGGCACAGTATCATATTCAGTAGCATTTATTTCATAGTCTAAACTCCAATAATGCTTTAATTTATTAAGAAAAACATTTTTAAGGTGTTCACAATGTTGATTTTTCTTTTCAAGGTTATTATAAGCGTCTTGAATAGCAACACCAAGTGCAGAAATGCCTAAAATATTCTCTGTGCCACCTCTCAAGCCACTTTCTTGCTTTCCACCATAAATTGTTCGTGGCAATTCAATTCCCTCTTTTATATATAATACTCCTGTTCCTTTAGGAGCGTGAAATTTATGCCCACTAAATGACATTGTGTCAACACCTAATTTTTGAACATCAACATCAAGTGTACCAATTGCTTGAGTAGCATCACAATGAATTTGCTTTGAGGAATTTTGTCTTAATTCTGCAAGATAATCAGTAAAATCAATTCCTAATTCATTATTTACAAGCATACAAGTAATAATATAAGCATCTCTTGTTTTATAAACTTTGTTTGGGTTATTCAAAATACTATGGTGTTCAAATGGGTTACACCAAAATAAGTCTTGCAATGCCCAAGTATTACTTTCAGAAGCACCACTTGTAAAAAAAACTTCTGTTGGTTTGCAATTTATACATTCGGCAACTTTGTCTCTTGCATTTTCAATAATTTCTTTTGATTTAAAGCCGATTGAATATATAGAACTCGGATTGCCAAAATTATCAAGGTTGTTTTTTATATCATTTTTGACATTTTCCGAAAGTGGTGTTGTCGCTGCATTGTCAAAATATATCATTGATTTTTCCTTTCTTGTTTTAAAATGATTTTTTCCACGATAACTTTCTTTAGGTTCAATTAAATTGATTTTACTGTTATTTTTAAATAATATTTGCTTTTCTGTAATCAAAATGACTCACACCCTTGTGCTTTAAATTTTGCTACTTCTCTATCCCAATCATCTTTAGTCCAATCTTTTTATGTTTAAAAACACAAACATAAACTCATATTCCGTTTATATTTTTAAACATTATCTTGCGTTTTATTGGTTATTTTAATAAATCTAATTATGCGTATTATCACCAAATCGAGATTTTTATTTGTTCAATAATACACCTTTTCGAGATTTCTCCCTTATTATACCATAAAAATATCAATTTGTCAAGAGTTATTTTTTAATTAAAATATTCTTTATATTTATTATAAAAATTATTATCAAAATTAACTTCTATACATATACCACAATCAGAGTAAATGTCTGAAACCTTTAATTCTTTTAAATCTGTCAGTAATTCAAGATATTTCTTTTCTATAATCCGCAAATTAGAATTTTTAGCAACATCAAAATCAAAAGAAGTTTTAGTAGTATTATTGTGCATAATAACAGCTATTCCTGTCGTTATTTCCAATAGGTCTTTTACTAACATATCATAACACCTTTCTTAATTCTCTATATATTAAAGTTATTTTAAATTTGGTATAATAATTATTCCGAAAATTATAACAATAAATTCATACCAACAAAAAATACGAAATTGTTTAGGCGTTATATCTGCTGGTTCATATATAAGAGGCAAAATCAACGCAAAACACCAAATCATAACTGAAATTATTATTTTAAGTAACATTTATTCTATTCCTTTATTATTTTTATTTCTTTTATAAATCTAAAAATTGATTTTTTCATATAAGCAATAGCATTATTGTAATTTTTATAATCTTTTAATACTTTTCCTTGTCTGTATTGTGGACTAACTTCATAAATTCTATATTCATAATTCATATTCATTAACAAAATTGACTATATTGTCTAATAATATCATCAACATTAAATGCTCTATCATCCCATAATTCAGTATAAAATATTTTTCTTGGGTTATTGAAATATTCTTTTGCCCATTGACAATTTTCATTTACGGCATCAAATTCAATGCCATAACATTTACACCATTTCAAAGCCAAATCAAGTTCCTTGCCCTCTCTCATAGTATAAAGAATGATAATTGCTCCTCGTTTCTTTTCTTCGGCAATAGCTTTAATAACAGGCATAATAGGTTTGCCACAATAAGGATAATTGCTTTCACATAATGTGCCGTCAAAATCAACGGCAATAATTCGTTTATTCAAGTTTAATCACTCCTTCTAAATCACAAGGCGAAAATGCCCAAATCTTTTTATAATCATCAATAGAACAACTACTAATATTTGAAGAATCATAAATATTTATTAACAGATAATATTTATTAAGTAGATAGTTATTTATTCTTATTTTTTCAACAAATTTATTATTAACAACATAGATATAATCACTATCCATAATGTTTTCCATTGTTGGCTCTTTGCTTATAAAATTTTCTTTAACAAGCCATTTTGTATCTACAAGTGCATATCCGTCACGATGTGCAAGATTTATATTTTTTCTAACTTCAAGTGGAATTTTATTTTTATCAATTTCAATTTTGTCTTTATTCATTGTTTAAATTATCTCTTTTCATTCTTTTTATCATTTTATTAAAAACAGTATTTCTCCAAAACGAAGGACAAACACTCATCTTATTATTGCTACGGTTATAAAATTTACAAAGAATATAAGAGGCACAGTTACAACAAGAATAAACCATATCATCTTTACAAATTGTTTTGTCAATTAACTGTATTTTAGTTATTTTATCTTTATCTTCTATTATTTTATTGAACTTTTTTAATATTTCATCAATTTCATTTGTCGAATTAGATATTTCTTTTAATCTATTTGACATATCCTTTTCTGATAAAATATGACTACATTTAATGTCGTAATATGTTTTTAATAAATTTAAAATATCATATGCCATTATTGTGAGATATGAAGCGTCACTTTTTGAATTAAATATTCATTCATTTAATCACTCCTTTAAGGTTTTGTATTACATTCTTTAATAAATTGTTCATATTCTTCATTTGTCATATTTGTATTATCACCATAATTGATATATGTTAATGCTTTATCAAAATCATAACAATAATTTTCAAGTACACTTTCAGCTTCTTCTTTTGCTTTTTCAACACACAAGTCAATATAATCTTGTTTTGTCATATTGGAATGTGTAGGTGCGTCAATTATGGTTGAAATTCTACAATATAAACCGTTAGGTTGCTTTGCTATAATTCCTGCCATTATTTGTCTACCTCACTTTTAAGCCACTTTTTTCTATTCTCGACACAAAGTGTTATTCTATCATAATAATTTTTTTCATAATAATGACATTTATCAATATCTTTCTTTACGCAACAATAACAGGGATTACTTGAAAACGTTTCCTCTATCCATTCAGCCATTTCTTGAATGTTTTTATTTTTAATATCTTCAAAATTATTCATTCTTACATCTCCAACAATTCGGGGCTATCGTATATGTTACCGATAATTTCAACTTGGTCGCACTCGTCATCCCATATTTCAATAGCGAAACCGATTGAAGTATAATCGTAATCTTGACCTTGAACATCAACGCATAATGTATCGCAATCAAGATATACCTTTGTTATGTAATCATAATCAGGGTCATCATTTGTAACGCCTAATATATCTCCCTCAAAAATCTTTTTTTCATTATCGTCGGTTATACCTGTGTATTGTCCTACGGTTTTGGGGTCAACTTCAAACTCAAATGCTTTGTTTTTAAAAATAAAGTGTTGTTTTTCGTTGTTATCGGTAAAGGCATAATTGCCGTAAACCCACTCGCCATTATCTTTTCTCTTTCCTCTAAAAAGTATCTCTCTCATTCTTTCACTTCTTTCCGTTCTCCATAACTACAGAACATATTAGGGTCGTTGTAAGTATTGCGATAATTGATACCGTTGATACATTCTAACTTGCCGTATCGTTTCCTTGCAAATATACAGTCTTTGCAATGCACTATAATTTTTGTATCTATATTTATGTTTTGAGATTGCTTTCTCATTCTTTCACCTCAATCAGTATATATTTGCCTGCTTTGGTTTTGTATGGTGTATTACTCATTTTCATCATTGTTATTCCGTTGAATTGTAGATAATCACAGAACACCGAGTCACTACAATATTCACATTTTTTACAATTTGCTTTATCACACCATTCTTTTACTGTCATAATTCTAAACTTACGCTTTTTCTTGCTCATTTTTAACCCAGTCGATTTCGACGGGTTTAACTTAGTGTATTTCATTGTTTAACTCCTTTAACTTTGCTTCTGCTTCTTCTTTAGTAAGAAATATTTTGTCAATACTCATTCCGAATGTATACTCTGAATTTAACGGTCTTATTTTTACACCACAAATTTCGTATTCGTTAATGTTATAATCAAGTACTTCGGCTTCTACTATCTTGTATGTTAAAGGAACATATCTTTTTATTGTTATACAATGGACTTTATCGCCAATTTTACAAGGCAGTTCAATAATTAGTGATTTATTTTTGAAATTATCACATTGCCATTCAATAGGGTCATATTCTTCAGGTAAATTTTTATTATAAAATTTACACACATCATAATGGTAACAATCTTTACAAATCATCATTTTACCTCCAAATAATTATCTTTTATTTCAATATTTTCAATGGTCTTAGTATAGCCATTGTAACTAAAATATTTAATTGGTAAGTCTTTATTTTCAATTTGATTTAATTTATTCATCAATTCTTTTATTGTCATATTTCTTACCTTTCGTTAATAATTTTTCATCAATGTGACCTTTTTTAGAATTAGGTCTTAATCTTTTCTTTTCATATAAATATTTAAAATCTATATTCACTTTTTATACCTTAATCTATAATCTTTTTCGGTATTGATAAAATGTTCAATATAAACACTTTTTTCATTGTCTGTAAGGAATTTTAAATTTCCTTGTTTTGACATTTTAGTTTTTGACTGAATGTGCTTATTAAGAGCTTTTTTTAATTCCGTGTAATTTTCAGTAATTAACTCATTAAGTCCTTGCTTATTTAATATCAATTCATATTCATAATAAAAATAATCAATACCTAATTGTTCTGCAATAATATCTTTTGCTCTCCCAAATTGATTATATTGTAAATCATCCCAATATTCAATATTAAATTCTTTAAGAACTGACCTTTTAGCTTCAAGTAATTTAGGAATTTCTGTTATTTTATTTGCTTCCCATACTTTTGTATATAATTTGCCGTCCTCGTTGTTAATATACTTTTTGGCAAACATAGGTATCATATTAACTTTAATTAAACATTTTCTTTGCATATCTTTAAGAACATCTACAATAATTCTTTTTAATAAAGGTTCACTCTCTCTTGAAAATATAGTAAGTCCTGCAACTGTACCTTTATCAATTTGCTCAATACATTCTTTTGGATGATATTTAGCATAATGATAATCTTTATTGACTATCCCTAAAAACTCCATAAGTTCGTGCATATCCATTCTTATCACATCTTTATTCGGCTGTGACAAAATAGTGTATAACATAGGCTCAATAAGTTTTTTATATTTATGATATTTTATATTATCTAATTGTTCTTCTTGTGAATATTCTCTATGAATAATATAAAAGCCATTATTTTTTTCAATATCATATTTTTCTTTAAGTTTACTTATTTGAGTTCTTTGTGCCGAACCTCTTTTAACTTCAAGCTGAAAGATACTACATAGTTGTTGATATTTATATTTTTTATCAAATTCTAATTCAATAAATATCACCTCTTTGTCGATTTTCTTAATTATACCATAGTTTTACCTAAATGTCAAGAACTTTTTTTATTTTTTTTTTTAATCAAGCAATATTGAGTTTTAACTTAATAGAATATGTTTAAAATATTTTTATATAATTTCGTTTTATTATTCGTTATGTTATTATATTATTATATTTATATAATTATTATATAATTAAAACTTAATTCATATAATTCATAGATATTTCCCATAAGATTTCATAAGAAGATTTCATAAGGCTGTCGCAAGTTAAGTCGCTACGCTCCTTAACTTTTGACAAAAAGATTAAGCCACTATCGTGTCTTAACTTTTTCGATTAAAGCTTTTCTTACGAAAAGCCGATAATTTCCCAAAGATTTCTTTAAAAAGATGTAAATTATATATTATTTCATTATTTTTTTTTGTTATATGTCTTTAAAGTAAATACCTTTTATCGTTGACAAAACATATTAAAATAATGGAAATTTACGTTATTTTTCAAGATTTGGTACCATTCCTTGTCTATATTATTATATTAATTATTATTATTTAATATATTATTATTATTTAATATATTATATATATATAAGTATTATATTATAAAGTATATATAATATAATAATATAATTATAATAAATATAATTATATATTTTATATTTTTTTATATTTATAGATATAAATAAATAATTAAATATATAAAATAATAAATATATAAAAAAATAAAGTGGTAAAGTAAAAAAAACACTTGACTTTTACAATGAAATGTGGTATAATTAAGAAAAGATTGAAAATTTACTTTTGTGCTTACAAATTTCAATATCAAAGCATAAAAGTAATCTATAACACGAAAGGAGAATAACAAAATCGTGTGGAACGAAATGTCATATTATAAATTTGCTGATAGAAAACACGAACTACAAAGAAAAGATTTAGCTTCGGCTGATTATGAAAATGTAATATTTTATGGTCTATACGAAAATTTATGCTACGACAATACTTTTGGTGTTGAAAAAGCATTTGTAATAGATGAGTTTAATAAATAATATAATTATAATGCTCTATAAGGCTAAATAAGACACTTTTATATAATAATAGTGAAATTATATTCCTTTAATATAAAAATGGCTTATATAAGCACACAGGCGATATAAGGAGTGATAAATTGTCCGAGTTTGGAATAAAAATTAAAAATATTAAAGCAGGAACGCTTTATGAATATAATCTCGGAGTAAGGGATAGGCTTGATTATACTGACGCAATGTTTAATAATTCATTGTTTAGTAATTATATTATAAATAAAGGTCTTAGTGTTTACAAAGGCGAATCTACAAGAGATATTGTTTGTCTTGAATTTGATTTTGGCTCAAAGTCTTATGAAGAAAAAGTACAGCAGATAGAAACGCTTATTAAAAAAGCAGATGAAAAATCATTAGAACGATTAAATGAAATTTTAAATACAGTACACGGAAATAAAGATAAATTTGTAAAAAAGAGTATGGAAGAAATAAGAGATGAATATTATCAAAATGGTGTTTCTATTGATTATGTGACAAGAGATAAGAATGGAGAAATAAAAAAGACACAAACAATTCATTACAAAATGCTCTTTAGAACGCCCTCAAAAGCCAAAGTCGGGCAATCTATCTTTATTAACGAAAAGTATTATAAAACAGCATACGAATGGCTCACTATGGGTTTGGGGAACAAAATGGATAAAAAAAAGGCAAAAATTATTGAAATGTCTGCTTATGCCCCTTTAACTACAAGCACTATTGTAGGGAACATTCATATTCCTGTTGAGAACATTTTAATTTTAAAAGACCAAGATAGTTATTTTCAAACAATGGCAAATATTGTTAGAGCTGAAGAGTATTTTGTTGAGAAAAAAGTTATCGATACAGAAAAAACTGAAATCAATAGACAAAAGGCTTTAAGTCAAGGTAAAAAGCCTAAAAGAGTATTTAAAAAAATACGAGTACCAACTAAAAAATGTGTCGTACATAAAGAAAATGTTAATTTAAAAAACACTTTATGGGATGGTATGGGGTTAGTTGAAACTTCTATAATGCCCAAATATGTCAATGGAATGATGTTATTAAGAAATCACTTTTTTAAAATGTGTGGATTTAGAACTAATTTACAACAATTTTTAAAAGATTGGTGTCTTGAAAACAATGTTGACTATGGAACTTTTGAAATTGAAGATATGTTTGGTGTGAAACATTTAGCAAAAAATATTAAAGTTATTACAACAGACAATGCAATTAAATGGAAAAAGTTTACAGAACTTATGGGGGATAACCCTTATAAATATTGGTGTGATAGAATAAAGGCTGACAATAGCATTTTTGGTATCGTTAAAACAGACCATAAAAGTAAACTTGGAAATGTTCAACAAATGAGTTATCAAATGGTTAATTCATTGCCTTGTAGTAAAGATGAAATTAAAGAACTTGCCCAATATAGTGTAGATTATGTTGAAAAGTTAAAGAAAGATAACGATGAGTTTGAAAAGTTTTTAAGATTAAATGCAAATGAAATAAATCATTATGAAATGATGGCAGATTTATATAATCAAAATAAAGATTTTGCAAATAGCAAGTGGTTTAGGACTGAAAAGCGAAAAATTATTTTTGCTTATATTGAAAAATTGCGTAAAGGCAAAATAACCGTCAACGCAGATAATTTGACAATGTGTGGAAACCCCTATGCTTTGCTGTTATATACAGTTGGCGAGGATTGGACTAAAGACCCTTGTTTTGAACAAGAGCAGGGAACTATTCAATGTTATACAACAAGATTTAATGACGGAGAATATTTATGTGGCATAAGGTCGCCTCAAAATAGTCCAAATAATATTTGTTATTTAAAAAATACTTACTCAAAAGAAATGCAAAAATATTTTCCTTTTAGTGAGAATATTGTGGCTGTGAATTGTATTGGAACGGATTTACAAGATAGGACTAATGGCTTAATAAAATGGGTCGGTTAAGTGGAAACACTTTTCAAATATTATTCGGTGAAAATTGGAACGCTAAGTGTTAATCATAAGCCAATCAATTACCAAGACTGCTGAATGTCATAAAAGTATGCAGTAAGGTTTAACGACTACAAGGTGAGCAGACGAGCAATAATCCTTTGCAAGAGTGCCGAATACCCTAACGAATAAGACGAGGGTAAAGAGATAGTCTGAACTTATGGGAAACCATAAGAGGTATGGGATAAAGAGCCTATACGATAACATATTGCAGATTTCGATTCTGACTTCATTTTTGCAACCAATAATCCCATTATGGTTAAGTGCGCAAAAAGATGTTATGATGAATTTCCTACTATTGTAAATCAACTAAAAGAAAGTTCTATTACATACGAAAATACAAAATTTGCTTATTCTCAAATGGATAATAAATTTGCTAAATCAAGACTTGGAATAGGATGGTCGAGTAATTTAGCTCAACTTGCTATGAGTTATTATTGGACTGAACAAGATGAAGATTTGTATAATAATTTTGTAATTCTATCAGTTGTGGCTTAATAAAATGGGTCGGTTAAGTGGAAACACTTTTCAAAAACTATTCGGTGAAAATTGGAACGCTAAGTGTTAATCATAAGTCAATCAATTACCAAGACTGCTGAATGTCATAAAAGTAGGCAGTAAGGTTTAACGACTACAAGGTGAGTAGACAAACAATAATCCTTTGCAAGAGTGCCGAATACCCTAACGAATAAGACGAGGGTAAAGAGATAGTCTGAACTTATGGGAAACCATAAGAGGTATAGGATAAAGAGCCTATACGATAACATATTGCAGGTAATAATTGATAACTCAAAAAGAGAGTATGAAATTAATGGAATGGATGAAATTGATAGAATACAAAATATGTCTTGTATGCAAAAAACTAAAACAATAATTACAAATAATGACAAAGAAAAAAAAGTTAAATGCGATTATCCTAAATTTATGAAATATACAAAAGATATTCCATATACTAAAAATGGTGTAGAATTGCCTTTTGAGATTATTAGAAATAATAAGAAAAAAGTTTATGATAGAATTAACTATGATATAATTTGTCCTATGAATTGGCTTGAAGAAATTTTAGATGAGATTGAGCCAAGTGGCACAACAAACACTATTCCGACTAATGAGTTTTTTGTTAAGATTGAGGGAAAACCTAATCATAGGCAAATGTCTAAAATACGAAAACTCGTTGATGAATATGATACTTTTGTAAAAACTAATAAAGAGCAAGGAAATGATGTTGAAAAAAATATTGAGAAATTTCAACAGTTGATTGATAATGTTTCAAAGGTCAAAGTGAATAATTTAGTGACAATTAATAGACTTGTTGAAAGTGCTTTGGGTCTTGAAAGTAATATTACAGGTAGACCTATTGATAAATCAACATCTAAATTTACAAGAAAAATGCTTAATGTTTTGTATAAAACAAACAAAGAAAAATTCCTAAATTGCTTTATTTTTGGCGAAAATGACTAAAAAATTGCAGAAAACTATTTGCGAAAAAGCCTTGAAAATGGCTTGGTTAAGCCAAATTCTCGATATTGAAATGCGTCCGTAATATGGAAGGGGAACGAGGAGATGTCCTTTATTACATTCCAACGCTATTGCCAATGCGTTTAATAAATATGGGATTGCAATTATATTCTCAAAGTATTTTTTTAAGATAGTCCACTTAATTGTGGGCTATCGCCTTAAAGGTAAATTTTATAGAAAGGAGAATTAAATAGTGAATAATAAACTTGTTAAATCAAGAATTTTAAAAGTTTTAAGAACTTATTATAAAGAAAACATTTCGGCTGATGAAGCAGTGCAACTTATTGATACCAATGAAAAAGCAAGAAATGATATTATGAATGTTCTTAGGCAACATATTAAAAGAAATGAAATTACGGAAGAACAAGTTACAAGAGAATTGACTCTTGGGTACATAAATGGTGGAGATATGGTTAAACTTATTGCAAGGAACTCTTCTCTTTCCATTGACGAAGTTGATGAAGTATTTACAACTTTCGTCCATATTGTTGACACTCTTATTAAATCAAATAATAGGTCAAATATTAGTTTTGCTATTCCGTATTTTGCAAAAGTAGAATTTAAGCATAAAAAGGGTAAAAAAGCAGGTACTGTAATAAATTGTCCTTCACAAATAGGTGAAAAGAGTACAAAACATATTATTGAGGAAGATAAACCCGATTATGATGTTTTTAAAGTAAATGTTAAAAGAGAATACAAAGAAAGACTCCGTGAATATTCTTCTAATAGATATGAAAAAGAAAGGAAGAGGAGTAAAGCATAATGGGTAGACCGAATGATTTAAGAACAGATGACTTTTATAACCTTATTGCTAAAAAAGTAGGTCAAAATGCCACACCAAATCTTGCAAAAAAATATCTTAAAGCACTTTATGAGGTTATTTTAGATGAACTCAAATTAAATGGTCGAATAAGTATTTTTAGATTTGGCATTTTTGAAATTAAACAAGTTGGTGGATATGACAAAAAAATAAATCTTGATGGAGTTATAAGATATGTTCAACCTAAAGAAAAGATAACCTTTAGACCGTCAGATACTTTTAATAAGGCAGTAAATGAATGTGATTATACTTTGCCTAAAATAAAAACAAGAAAAATTTATAAAAATGCTAAAGAAAGAGAAAGAGCGCATTATGAAAGGCATAAACCTCCTAAAAAACCTATGGAGGATAGTGTAATCAATTTACTTAATAAGGTGGTTAATCAATAATGAAACATAAATTTGACTCATATTCAATTACTGATATTGTTGGTGTTTTGGATAAAAATGAAAATAACGAATTGTGCATATTTGTTGAATTAAAGGATAATATTAAGGAAGTTCCTATTGTTGACTTTTAGATACAATGGTTGGAAACACAGTTCAAATAAAGACGATACTCGAAAAGGAATAGTATAATGACCTATAAGAGATTTGAAAACGAAACAGAAGATGAATTGATTTATCGTATCTGTTCTGAGAAAGATATTATCGGCACTTGGCAAGATGTAGCAAAAATTCTTAATGAATTATTAGACAATAATTATTCTGAAAGTGCTTATAGAAAAAAATATCAATCTTTTCAAAAAATAATGGTTGCTAATCAATCTAAATTTGCTGATAGCGAAGAACTTTTGAATGATATAAAAGAACAAACAAGAGAACTCGAAAAAGAACGAAAGAAACTACAAACAGAAAAACTTGAATATAACAGGTGGTTGCGTGAAAATGCGAGAGATGAACTTTTTGAAGAAAAAGTAATTGAGTCAATCAATGAAAATTGCAACTCTGTTAATATTAAGCCTATCCCTGTTGAACATAGCAAATTGGGTTGGCAATTAAACTTTGCAGATTGTCATTATGGAAAAGATATTAAAGTTTATGGACTTATGAATGAAATTATTAACGAATATAGTCCTGAAATTTTTGAACAGAGAATGGAAACAATTTTATCTGAAACCATTGAAAAAATAAAGTTGTTTGATATTAAAGAATTACACATTAACAATCTTGGAGATAGTACAGAAGGTTTTATAAGAAATTCTCAACTTTGGTCTTTAAGATATGGTGTAGTTGATAGTGCAATTAACTTTGGTAATTATATAGGCGAATGGCTTTTAGAATTATCAAAATATACAAAAATCATTTATAACCAAACGGCAGGTAATCACGATGAATTAAGATTGCTTGACGGTAAAAAGAATGAACATCTTTGTGAAACAACAGATAAAATAATTGCTAATATCATTAAAATTAAAAATAAAGATAATCCTAACTTTACTTTTAAAGAAAATAAGACAGGATTTATTTATGATACTATTGCTGGCTTTAATTTTCTTGGTATTCACGGAGAAGTTAAAGATTTAAGTCGTGCAATTAAAGATTATAGAGAAATTTATGGCATAAATATTGACTATATTATTGCAGGACATAAGCATTATAACGAATATGCTAACTGTGGTGTTCGTAGAGGTGCTATTGGCGTGGCTTCTGTTGTAGGTATAGATGATTATTCTATGAGAATAAGAAAGTCTGCTGACGCTTCTGCAAGTCTTATTTGCTATGAGGAAAACAAAGGTAAAGTGGCAGATTTTACAATAGTGCTAAATTAAGATTTAGTAAAATATGATTTAAGAGAGGGCAAAAGTTCTCTCTTTTATTTTTTAGTACATAGAGGTGAAAGCGTTGGCTTCTAAAAACATAAAAAAGGAAACCGATATGTTTCTTTGCCTCGGCAATAATACAGAATTAGGGTGTAGTGGTATGAGAGGTGCTACTAATTTTTACGAAAGTTGGTCTCCTTTTGCAAGTGGGCATACACCTTATTGTAAAGATTGTTGTCAAAAAATGATTGATTATTATATAAAAAATGGTTGTAGTATGAAATCAGCCGTTTATTATACTTGTTTGCGAAATGATATTCCTTTTATTCTTGAGGTTTGGGCGGGTGTTGAAAACCGAATGAAAGAAGGTCGCAAAGAAGGCAAACGAATGAACAATTATTTGGGATTGTATATTTCTGAATTACATAAGTCAAAAACTAAAAAGAATATTTGGAATGAATTATCAGCAACAAATGTTAATTTAAGTGATATTGATAGTAGAATAGAACAACGAGAATTAAGACAAAAAGAACTTGATGAATTTGAACTTAATTGGGGAAAACAAGAAAGTTCGGAAGATTATCAATATCTTGAAAGAACCTATGAGAGATATACAAAAAATGTAGAAATCATAAATGAACCGCAAAATGACCTTTATCGTGATTTATGTAGAGATAGATTACTATTAAGAAAAATTGATGATGGTTCATATAGTGGTGAAGAAACAAGAGATAAAGTTCAAAATCGAATTATAAGAGATATGAATAAACTTCGTATTGATGAATATGAAAGCAATAAGCCTAAAACGGCTTCGGAGCAGTCTTTATTTGAAAAGATAAGACTTGTAGACGAAAATAATGTCGAGGATGTATATTCAGAGCCAAGCAGATATTATGACCTCAATAAAATACATCAATATGAAAAAGATATGGTTTTAAGACCGTTAGGAAATATGTTGGCAGGCAATAGAGATTTTAATTTATCTATTGATGACATAGACAAATATAATCTTGATTGACGAAAAACAACTTATTAGCTTGGCAAAAGAAAAAAAAATAAAAGAAAATAAAAAATTAAGTAAAAAAGATTATGATAGGAGAATTGCTAATTGGCAATTATTTTATCTTAATAATCTTGATATTTTTACTGAAGAACATTTAAAAATACCACTACATTATTTTCAAAGACAAGTATTACTTGACTGTTGGGAATATGATATTTATGCGTTTATTGCAAGTAGAGGATTGAGTAAATAATAATGCTCCTTTATAATGAATTACAGATAGTTATAAAGCAAATTGGGCAAAATCGGTGAAACTACACTAATTTTAAGTACAACACCGAGATAACTATTTAATGTAAAAATTAATAGTATTGTAACGAGTAGTGATTGAAACTTTTGAAATAAAAGAATATAATATCACCAAGAGTGTCCACATACTCTGTATTTATGTATGAAAATGTACTCTGAACTTATACGAAAATTAGTACAGTATAAGAAATATAGGATAAAAAGCCTATATGATAACAAAATTGAAATCCTTTACCATAGGTGTTCTCGCCAATGACCTTGCCTTGCTTTTACCCGGAGTTCAAATTGCTATTACTTCGCTTACTTTAGGTCAAAGTAATAAAATTATTGATGACAAAATTGATAAGCTGTTAAGTAGTGATAAAAAAGGAATAAGTCCTATTTTAAAACAACTACGAGCAGATGGCTATATTAACTTTACAAAAGATAAAACAACAGGTGGTAGAGTTATCGAATATGGCAATGGTAGTAAAATATTCGCTGTTGCGTGTAATGAAACAGGTCGTGGCGGAAGAGCAAATATAGTTATAACTGATGAGGTAAGACTTGTAAAAAAAAGAGATTATGACGCTATTGTTGAGCCTATGCTTGAGCCATATAATTTTAATGGGTTAATGATTGAGCCAAAACAAATATTTATGACTTCGGCAAGAACGAAAGATAATTGGGTTTGGACTTATTTAAAAACAGTAGTTAGAAAGCATTACACGGATAAAAGAATTAAGTATGGCTTTTTTGCAGGTGATATATTTACAGCAGTTGCCAATAAAATTCAAACAAAGAATCAGTATTTAACAAGACGAGAAAATACAAACGATTTGGATTTTGAAATGGAGTTTTTGAATTTGTGGCTTGGTGAAACAGAAGGTAGTTTGTTTTTGTATGATGATTTTCATAAAAATCAAGTGCTTGAAACTGCTTTTTTACCAACTACAAATGATGACTATTATTATAATATTAAAAATAAATATGACTTTAGTCACGAAAACGAAATAAGAATATTGACAATGGATATTGCCGTTAGTGGTGGTAGAGAAAACGATAATACAGTTTTTGTATTAGGAAATATAGATATAGAAACAAATCAAAGAAAAGTAGAGTATATAAAAGCCGAAAATGGCTTAAATTCTCAAAAACAAATTGTAATGATAAAAAGATTGTTTTATGATTATAAATGCACATATTTTGTTATGGATTCAAAAGGATTGGGGAATGTTTTCTTTGATTTATTGACAACTAAAACATATGATGATGAAAGAGATATTACATATCCTGCGTGGACTGTATGTAGAGATAAAATATTACAAATAAGTTCTAATAATATTATGAATGATAAAATCAATAGAACTATTGATACAGAAGCAATAGAAGTAGTTATCCCATTTGTCGGCACGGCTGATATTAATAGTGATATGCATTGTGCAATGATAAAAAATCTTAAAGATGAAATAATCAGTTTTCTTAAAGATGACTCTGAAATGGAATTGCTACTTCAAGAGAAAGACAGTAAATGGATATTGAAGTCTTCTGAAAAGAAAGCTTATGACCTTGCACCGTTTGTTGAAACAAGGTATGCTATTAATGAGGCAATTAGTTTAACAGGAGAATTTAAAGATAGAGGTCTTAGGGTTAAAGAAAAAAGTACGGCTACAAAGGATAGATATATGACTTTAGCAATGTTTAATTATTTTTGTAACAAAGTCTATATTAAGTATGCGAAAGATGAACAAGATACTGAAATTGATTTAGATGATTTCAGTGATATTTACGATTATGGTTAATAAGAAAGGAGGAGTAGTCTTAATTTGAGTGATGAAGTTATAACTCGTGACGAAGTGTGGAATGTAATTGATTTTATGAACGCACTTTATAGTTCAGCACCATTAGATAAGAATAATTATTTTTATGATACTATAAATGAATATAAAACATTAGTTGACTTAAATAATAATGAACAAATACCTGATAGAGATAGTTTAAGACAAGCTATTGCTACTTATAAAAATTCTGCTGAAACATTACAAGATTATTCCGAATTTATGGAAACTTGGGATGCTATTTATAAAAGGGCAATAGAATATAAAACAAATTTATTAGCTTTTGATATAGATAGAGTTCCGATTAATATAGTAGACGATGATGAGTTTGAAAGCGAAGAGTATAAAGAGGATTGCAAAAGAGTAGATAAATTCTTTAATTATTTTAAAGCGAAACAAGAATTTAGAAATGTTGTCAAAAATATGCTCAAAACAGATACTTATTTTTGTTGGCTTAGAGATAGTGAAAAGACTTTTGATGATACTCCGATTGATTTGAATGATAATAAAGAGTCTTTTTCGTTACAAATGATGCCACAAAAGTATTGTAAACTCACAGGTCGTTTTACAAGCAGTGGGGCAAATGGCTTTTTATGGGATTTTAATTTGAACTATTTTAACGGTTCAAATGTAAATGTTCTTAATTATGATGAAACACTTGCCCAAGCCTATTCTAAATTAGGACAAAGCAGTAAAGATAATAGCAAACAAATGCAAAATTTTATTGTAGACAATATGTCAAATTTGGGTAGGCAAAATACTTTTAATGCTGAAAATTATATAAGAACAAAGGTAAATGCAGGAAGTTGGTTGTTTAAATACGATACTTCCAATTTTAATACTGTTCCACCTTTAACTTCTTTATTGAAGTCAGTATTTGACGATGATATAATTTCTAAATTACAAAGAGATAAGGATATTATTTCTGCAAATGCAATTATTCTTGGAGAAATGAAGACAAGAGATAAAGACAATGTTGGCAATAATAAAAATGCCTTTACTATTGACCCTAAAGTTGTCGGACAACTTATGAGATTGGCAAGAAATGGCATTAACAAAAATATTAAGCAAATTGCTTTACCTCTTGAAGAAACAAGGCTTTATCAATTTGCTGATAATAATAGTAATATGTATAAAAATCAACTTAAAACAAGTGCTGGGTTAGGTGCTTCAAATAGTTCACTTATTTATACAGATGAAAAATTATCGCAAGAAGAGGCACAGTTGGCTGCAAACGCTGATTATCAAGAAATTGCAAATGCAGTTTATCCACAATTTGAAAACTTTTTAAATTTCTTTGTAAATAAGAAAACTAAAAGATATAAATTTAGATTTCGTGTTAGTGGTAGTACATTGCCTTTTAAGCGGAAAGAAGATATTGATACTCACTTAAAATTATCTGATAAAGGCATACAAGTGCCTTTAAGAAAGTGGGGAACTCTTTTAGGTTATGAGGGTAGTGAATTTGAAACAATGGTAAAAGAGGCTAAACATAGTGATATGCAAAATACTTTATTTGCCTTGTTTAATGCTAATACAAATACTTACGATGTTGGTGCGCCACAAAAGGATAGCAGTGATTTAGCCGAAGGTGGAGCGGTTAGTCGTGAGTATCAATAGGAGATAATGATATGATTATTTTAGGAAAACCTAACAATATTGATGATTATATTTGTGTTACCTCCGAACAGTCTAAAAAATTACATAAATTAGGTTTTATTCCGATTTATCGTGAAATCGGTGTAGATAAAATATATTATCTTAAAACAGATGAGATATGTAAAATTTTAGGAAAGGAGGAAACTCCGTAAGTGACTTTTGAAAATAAAGTAAAAATGTCAATAGAAGATTGGCGAAAATACGAAAATGATGAAGACTATGAATTTGCATATGGTACAGTTGATTTTTTAAGTACAAAGAAAAATTCACATAATCACCTTTATAGTGAAGAAGTAATTAAAGAATATGCTCCTACTGTTATAGGTAAATGGGTACTTGCCGAATATGATAATTTTGAGGGCGATGTTACCGAACATACCGAAAATCAAAAAATCGTTGGTTTTGTGCCACAGCAAGATATAAAGTATAGATATGATGATGACAATGATTTAATTGCCTCGGTAGATATAGTTATGTCAAAACTTTATGCAAATGATGTTTATTCATTATTTCGTGAACATAATTATAGAAATGTAAGCATTGAGGAACTTGTTGGTTTTACACCCGAAACAAAGAATTATATAGACGGTGGGGATAAGCCAAAAATTGTTGAAGGTTTTAATATTACAGGCATTACAATTTTAGGTTTAAAGTATAAGCCAAGTGTTCCAAATGCAAATATAAAATTAACTCAAATGAGTGAAAAAGAAATTGAAAAGGAATATGTAAAGTATTCCGAACACAAAATGGCTGAAAAGGATAATTTTGTATCTCACCCTATTAACAAGTCGAAAGAGGCTCTTGATGAGGGAGATTGGAATGGCGATAAAGCTAAACAAGACCTTATTAAAGAGAAAAACTTTAAAACACTTGTAAAAAGTGTATGTATGAAACTTGAAGAGGGTTGGGAAGATAGGCAAGTAACAAAACTTGGTTATCCTATAATGAACATTAAAGAGGGCGAATGGGTTTATAATCGAAAAGGACTTGCTTCTGCTCTTGGATATGCTCAAAAAGAAAATGAGTCAGCAGTAGTATCTAAAATTCAAAAAATTTATAAGAAACTTGGTTTAGACCAAGAAGAAAAAATGAATGATATTTTAGAAAAACTTGAAAATATAGAAAATCAATTAAAGGAGGAAACTATGGCTAAAGAAAAAGAAAAGGTTGCTCCAAAAGAGGAAGATGTAAAGGTAGACGAAAAGGAAACCGAAACAACTGATACTCAAAAAGAACCTGATACAAAAGCCGAAGTTACCGATGACGATACAGCCAAAAAAGAGGAAGAACCTGAAAAAGAGGATGACACCGAAACAAAAATGGCTGAACTAAAGTCAGAACTTGAAACTACTAAAGCCGAACTTGAAACATATAAGGCAAAAGTAAAAACACTTGAAAAATATAAAGCCGATGTAGAAACTGCAAAGAAAGATAGTATCGTTCAGTCTACTCTTTCACAAATTAAGGGTAGTGTTGACGAAAATAAATATGCAGAAATTGAAAAGGCTTCAAAAGAATGTGCTTATGAAAATATAGGTGCGTGGAAAAACAATGCTCTTGCACAGGCTTATGTGAGCGTGATGTCAAAGAACACAGAAAAAGATATGCTTGATATGGGTATGGTTCAAACAGAAAAGAAAGATGAACCTACAAGCATTTATGACTAATTAACTTTTTATAAGGAGATTAAATATGGCTAAACATAATGTTTTGTTTGAAACAGATAATTTTATTCCAAGTTGCATTAACAGAGGTGGTATTGCAACAGTAGATATTGACGGCGGTACTGCACTTGCTGTTGGTGATTATGATACTAAAGATAAGGAACTTTACACGGTAACAAAGGCTGCTGCTGAAGCTAAAGAAGTTGCTATTGCTTTTAATCCGTCTGTAAAGTATGATATTATTGGTGACAATCTTTATCCTGCAAGAAGCAAGGATGATAGAAACTATACAAATCCTGCAAAGCATCCACTTGACTTTTTCATTCCTAAAGTAAATATTGAATTTGGTATTCTTGCACACGGAATTAAGGGTGCTGCTCCAACAAAGGGTCAATTTTTAGAGCCATCAGAAGACGGTTGGGTAACAAAGACTACTCAAACAGCCAATGTAGCTTCATTTAAGGTTGTTGATATTGTAGATAGTGCAAAATATCCTACATTCAATTTTGATGATGATACAGAAAAGGTTTATATTCTTAAAACTGTTTTCAATGGTTAATTTGTAGGAAAAGGAGAAAATATTAATGAAGAGATTTGATACAGTAGTTAAGTTTGCTACAACAGCAGACTCAAATAAGTTGGTTTCAAGTATGGAAGATTATGCAAGACATTATATGTCAAGCAAGTATGATGTAAAGGGTCTTTCATACGAAACAACTAAATATAGCCTTGAGGAAAAGGCAAATAAGATTAACGAAACATTTAAGAGCGAACTTGCTCGCAGAAGTAAGTATTCTCTTGAAGATTTCAATAATGATATTCAGGAATACGCTACTTATGGTGTAGTTGCTCAAATGGCTGCAAATATTCAAAAAGTAATGCTTGATACTGTTACACCTATCGTAACAGATGCTATGGGTCTTTCGGCACTTTCTAATATTCAGTATGGTGGCTATGGCGATGTATTTGAATTTGAACTTGTAGATAATAGCATTTATGAAGTATCAAGAATGGGCAGACGCCAAAAGCACACAAGAACACAGACAAAGAAAGCTTCTACTAAGACTATTGCAACAGATATGTATGGTATCACTACCATTACTAATCTTCCTGAAATCCTTGTAGGTGACTCTATGTTTGCTGAGGATGTAATGCTCAAGGCTATCTCAATGGTTGCAAAGATTTATCAGCTTGTTATTGGTGAGTTTACAACTGTTTCAGAAGCTATGACTGATGAAAACCTTGTTCTTGAAAACTTTGACGAAACAGAGTTTCTCAAGAAGCTCCGTCTTGCTTCTGCTCGTAATGGTGCTAAAATGGTAATCGTTGGTGACGCTGTTGCCCTCAAGTCAGTTCTTCCTGCTGAAGCAAGAACTCGTATTCTTCTTGGTGATGAATACAATACTGTTGGTTATATGTCAGTATTCAATGGTTATACTGTTCTTGGATTTAATGTTGTTTCAGACGGAAATGACGGAGTAGTTGGACTTCCAACAGATAGAATTTATGCACTCCCTGTTAATGGCTCAAAGCTTATTCAGGTTGCTATTGGTTATACATCTACTAATACAGATGAAGATTATGACAACAATAACCTTGCAATTCTTTCAACACTTCGTAAGGAACTTGGTGTTTCTCTTGCTACAAATAAGAAGATTGTAAAGGTTAAGCTTGCTGGTTAATTTACTCTTTTAGATTAGAGTTGATTATATTTGGGGTGGGTTGAAATATACTCACCTCGTACATATTATTTATAAAATATAGGAGTTTTATATATGGCTGAACAGACAGCAAAGAAAAGCAGAACTTCAACTAAAACTTCTACAACGAAGTCTGCTAATGATGAAAAGAATAAAGACGAAAATCTCGATTTAATTAAGCAAATGCAAAAGCAGATTGAACAGTTACAGTCACAGTTGGCACAAGCACAGAGTCAGCCAAATGTTGTAGTTCAATCTAATTCAGATATTACAAGAACTGTTAAGGTTGTTTCTATGCTCCCACATACTTATGTTCTTTCAGTAAAGTCAAATCCTAAAGAAAAAGGTCGTACCTATGTGTTTGATAAGTTTGGCGAGGTTAAGAATATTAGATTTTCAGATATGGTTGAAATTGTAAATAATTACAATTCGCAGTTTGAAAAAGGCTACGCTATTCTTACTTCTCAAAAAGACTATGAGGATTTAGGTATTGGATATATTTATAATGAAGTTATGAATAAAGAAGCAGTAGAAAGACTTATTAGTCTTGTTGATGATAATGCAGTTGATACTATTCTTAATATGGATAAAGACACTGCTGAAAGATTTGTTGCTCTTATTGCTCGTAAAATGAGTGAGGGTTATAACTATGATTTTAACAAGATTAAGGAACTTGAAAAGAATGGCTATGACATTGATGAGATGAGTAATCTTATTTCTGCAAAATAAATTTAATAAAATGGAGGTAGCCAAATTGGGAACGAGTTTTATTGAAATATACGAGGATTGGATGCTTCCAATAATCAATGATTATAAAATAGATAAATTATATGAAATAAATAAAGATGTTGTTTTTGATTATCTTTGTGGCTTTCTTAAAAGTGGATTAAGTGATTTTGACTGTATTAAGCCATTAACTTATCACATAGAAAAAGTTTTTATCGAAGATACAGAAGAAAATAAAATAGCATATTATTTTGATTATGATTTAGATGATGATGAAAAGAAAATTGTTTCGGAAATTGCAGTTTCAAAATATTTCAAAAGATTGACACAAGATATTAAGGCAAGAGTGCCTTATATTTCGCAGAGAGAGTTTAAAAAAGACTCTATTGCCCCAATAATGAAGCAAAATGATAATTGGTATAACAATCTTGTTAGTGAATATCAAGAGGATATTGCTAATTATCATTTAAAGCATTTAGATGAATTGCCGTATTGGAGTGATTTATCGTGAGTTGGTATAGTAATTTTATAGATAATATGGCTCAATCTAACAAAGATTATTATAAAGAAATTACTCAAGAATGGATAAATGATACTTTTGAAGATACTACGCTGAATACAATTATTAAAGAAGAAAAATATCCATTTAATGAACAATATAAAAGTTTTGATGTGCATATTGATAGTGTTAGTGAGGTTTCTACTAATTTAACTAAAGTAATGGGCGATTATATTGCCGTTTTATTTAAAGATTGTTCTCATCGAAATTATAGGGGGCAAAAATACAAATGGGAAGGCGAAACCTATTTGTGCTATGATAAAATAAATAAATTATCGAAAGTTGCAAATGCAAAACTTATTCGTTGTAATAATGAAATTTCTTGGTTAGATAAGAGTAATGGAAATATTTTGACTGAAAAGGTCTTTTTTGGATATGAGGTGTCAAGTACAAATCAGCAAGTTGCAAAAACAGCAACGGTTGAGAACAGGAGATTGATACTTTATGTTCAAGGAAATGACAAAACAAAAACAATAGACTTAAATCAAAGATTTATGTTTCAACATAGTCAATGTTATAAAGTTGAACAGATTGATAATTACAATCAAGAAGAGGGTACAAATGGAGATGTAACAATGATAAAAATTTATCTTGTTTATAGTCCATTATTGCCAATTGATAATAAAGAACTTAATGTTTGTGATTATTATGCGGTTGATTATAGAGTGAAAATTGATAGTGATAATATTTCGCAAATTCAAGGTTTTCAAGGTCAATTAACTGCTAATGTAATGAAAGATAATGAATTAGTTACAGATATGCCTATATCGTGGTCTACAAGCGATAATAAGACTGTTTCTATTGATAGTAATGGAATTTATCGTCTTATAGGCAATAAAGGTTCTAAAGCTGAAATAAAGGCATATTTAACAGATAATGAAAATATTTATGATACTATTACAATTAACATAGTAGATGATTATTTGCCCGAAAAGAAGATAATTATTAGTCCAAGTGATGTAACCGAATTAAATGAAATGGAAAGTTTAGAAATAACTTGTGGTGTTTATATCGAGGGCGAAAAACAAAATATTGCTATTCAGTGTATTCCGAGTGGGGCAGATAGTAGGCATTATCAATTAGAGGAAACTATTGACGGATTTAAAGTAACTAATTTAAAAATGGATAAGAATTTACTAACATTGACATTCAAGGCAGATGGCTGTGATGATGTTGAACTTAAAATTAAATTAAAGAGTTTACTATAAGGAGAGTTTATGAATTATAATGGTAACAGTACAATGTCTTATAATGATTTTTCTCAACAGCCTTTAGTAACTTATAAGATATTAGAATTTTTAATGAAAGAAAAAAGCCAAATGGCAGAAGATTTTTGGAAATGTTTAATTTATGACACCAAAGATGCTTTAGATAAAGATAATTTAACTTTTGAACAAAAAAGGGATTATATTTGGACTGGCGAAACAGATGAACAGAATTATCGTGTTTTCTTAAAGCCTATTGTTGGCTCAATTCTTTCAGATAGCCAAAGTCAAACACAATTTAGGCTATATCGTTCACAAACAGTACCCGAAGCAAGAAATAGTGCAATTATTTGTTATGATTTTGATTTCTTAACAAATGAAAAAACTTGCCTTGTTTATTATGAGGGTGTTTTATGTGAACGAACAGACTTAATGGAAAGTTTGTTTTTGGCAGTTTTTAATGGTAGGGATATAAATATAGGAAGTAGTTATTTATCTTTTGACAGAGAATTATATCGTGTTACAGGCTCAACTATTGGACTTACAAATAGTAAAACCATATTCGGTCGTTCTCTTACTATGGCAATGAGATACATAAATGCTCAAAGTGGTGGTTGTATTGGTTGATATTGATAACTTGCAATTAAATTATTTTATTAACGAATATGCTGTTCCTTATGAACTGAAAAAAGGAGCAGAAATATTTATATACCCCATTAAAGTAAAAGATTTTCCTATTTATGCAAATTGCAAAGAACTTTTAGAAATTGATAAAAATACAATAAATGATATTGATGTTATTCAAATGAATTATTTAGAATTTTTAATCAATCGAGTTTTAGTAGATATAAATACTCAAAGTTTATTTGCAATGTTGTTTCAATTATGTATTCATAAAAATATTGCCTTATCAAAAGATAATGGTAAAGATTGTATTGTAGTTCTTGGTGAGAATGATATTATAGAAAGTATTATATCGGCAAAAGAATTTGATGATATAAAAAAGATAATATTATTCCAAAATGATAAAGATTATGATGATAGATATGTTAATCCCGATGTAAAAGCCGAATATGAAAAATATTGTAAAATGGTTAATAAAGGAGTTCATAATCCAACATTAGAAGAACAGAAAACTTATGTAATGAGTAAAAATGGATATACAATGGAACAGATAAATGATATGGTTTATAGAACTTTTGAACAAATATTTAATCATTGTATAAATAGTGAAATTTATCTTGCACAAAAGATAATACAAGCCTCTTTTAAATATGAAGTTAAAGATGATGTAAAACATCCGATGTTTAAAAAGAGGGTTGATAAATATAAAGAAATGTTCACAGACGCAGAGTCTTTTGAACAGAAAATACAACAAATTAACGGTTAATTTTATAAAATAATCGGTAAAGGAGACAAAATATATGGCTAAAGGACTTTTGGCATCTGTTGCCAATGTTGACCTTTTTGATAATAATAATAATCTTATTGTATCTACCAAAACCTTGACTGACTCAGGTATTAATATGGCTATTAGTAATGAGGAGGCAAGAGGAGGTCAGAGTAACTAATGCTCCGTATGTTAAGTGATTAGCATAGGACACAACCTTAAAACCAGTAAATCCTAAAGTTCTGTTACTACAATAAAATATGAAATATGATTTTATGAATGTTGCGAAAGCAGAAACAACAACAGAAATTTCTATATGGTTAAATCCTAAGTAGAAGTAACAATGGAAGTTTGGTCGCCAAGTTCTGAATAGGAAAAGGTTAAACGACTATCTCGGAAGAGAGTAAAGCCTCAAGTGTTTGGAGGAAGAAATGGGTTGCCCTTTAATTTAAAGGTGAAGAAATAGTCTTATCACATATCGAAAGAATGTGGCTATTAGTGTGAACGAAATAGCATTATAAAAGTAGCGTTTTATAATAAAAGAAAAATAGTTTAATGCCGAAAAACTATTTTAAATGCAATATTCTCCTCGGCAGGTACTATCACGACTCCTCTTTTGGTCTTACACTTACAGACCAAATTTGGGATTTGAATTATATTGCACTTAGCTGTGGTGGTGGTATTACCGCAGGTGCAGATATTCTTACTGTTGAACAATTTACTGTAAAAGAGAAAGATACTCTTGAAGTAGCTCAAACACCTAAAGATTTTACTGCTACAAGTGGCACTATTGGTTGGTATAAATTGTCAACAGAAGCTGATGATGCTTATAAGAAATTTGATTTTACAAAAGGCGAAAATAAAGCAACAGTTGACGGACTTGTTGTAGATTCAACAATTTGTATTAAATACGTAATCTCGGATGCTACTGCTCGTAGATTTACTGTAAATGCAGATTATGTTCCTGATATTTGTCACGCTGTAATGACAATTCCACTTTTCAAGAGTGGTGCAACAGGCGAAACAATTGAAAGTAATGCTTCAAGAATAGGTGATATTGTGGTTGATATTCCTAAATTCCAACTTGAAGGTTCACAAGATTTGTCACTTACATCAAGTGGTATTGCCTCTGTTTCACTTTCTGGCGTGGCAGTTGCTGTATTTACAGGTAATGTAGGCTGTTCAGACCACGGCTATTATGCAGTTATTACAGAACGCATTTACGGACAGGATGAGTTTGCTAATGTTGACAATCTTGTAGTTGCAGGTGGCAATATTGAACTCGGTCATAATGAAACACAAACAATTAAAGTTTATAAAATGTATAATGATGGCACACAGCCTTCGTTGATTGATAACACTAAACTTACATTTACTGCTTCGGGTACATCTGCAACAGTAGACAATAATGGTGTTGTTACAGCAAAGACTACTGACGGAGTTACTACTATTGAGATTGTAGCAAAGGGTAAGACTGCTCTTACTACTGCTTGTGTAGTAAATGTTAGTGCAGAACTATAAATTAGCTTAAATATAAATTGCGTGGGTTTTATACTCACGCAATAGTACATAGTGAAAGGTGGCTTATAGAATGAGTTATGGTGGTTATGGCTTTCCTAATAATTATGGAATGACTTATCAACAACCAAATGGCTTTCAAAATAATTTTAATAATGATAGCCGATATAACAGATATATGAATATGGTAGAACAACAAAATAATAACAATAGTCAAATGGCTAATACTAATTTTGATTTTATTACAGTTTCAAGTATGCAAGAGGCACAAGATTTTAATGTGCCAAACGGACAAATAAGGTGGTTTAGACATACAAGCAAGCCTGAAATTTATGTTAAAGCAGTTTCAGCAGTAGGTCAGCCGAGTTTTGGGGCATACGAATTACACGAGATTGATTTTAACAATTCAGAAACAAAAGAAAACAAAAATTATGTAACAGTTGATAAATTTAACGAACTTAATAGTGAGGTTGATAGGTTAAAAGATGTTATAATTCAACAGAATAATACTATTCAAGAATTATCAAAAGTTAAACCTACCAAAACTCAAAATAAGGAGGCGAAGTAGTGAAATCTTTTAATCCTTTTTCTATGGGTTCTTCACAGTCTAATGGTAATGGGTTCAATATGAATAATTTTCAAAAATTCGTTGATGTTATGAATATGAAAAATTTAGACCCAAATGAACTATTAGCAAAAATGCAGAGTAGTGGGCAATTTTCTCAAGAGCAGATAAATCAAGCAACAAAACAGGCTGAGGAAATAATGAAAACTACTCAAGGAAATTTAAAAAATATAAAGGGTATAGGAAATTTTCTTAAACACTTTATGTGACATATTTTTGAAAGGTGGCTTTAGAAATATTGATTGTGCTTTCTTTAAACAATCAATCAAAATAATATGATTTTGATTAATACAATCAAAACATTATTTGTACTACAAGGGGGTGCAATTAATGTTTTTAAGTAAACCCTTAAATTTAAAATCTCTTTTAGTTGTACTCTCTTTTAATAAATGATATTTTATTTAAGAGATGCGTACGGCTCTTAAATTTAATATAAATATATATTTTATTTAAGTAAAAGGAGATTTTTATTATGGCAATGGATAATGGTTTAAGTATTGGAGATGCTCTCGCTCTCACAAAGAATAACGATGAAAATGGCGGTTTCCTTAGCGGTGGTGCTGGTGGTATTCTCGCTCTCATAATTGTGTTTATTCTTCTTTTTGGTGGAGGCAGTGCTTGGGGTGGCTATGGTAATGGTGCTGTTGGCACTTATGCAACACAGGCTGATATTCAGAGAGGATTTGACACTAACCAAATTATCAATAAGCTTGATGGCATTTCTAATGGTTTGTGTGATGGCTTTTATGCTATGAATACAACTATGCTTAATGGTTTTAATGGTGTTTCAGGTGGCATTACCGAACTTGGTTATCAAATGAAAGATTGCTGCTACGATTTATGTGTGGTAGCCTAATTAGTAATAATTAGAAAACAATTCGGTGAATTGCTGGAAGGCTAAGTCTATATTATAGATATGCTAATCAGCAGCCAAGCAAAGCAAATTCTGATAAAAGTAGCTTTGAAGGTTCAGAGACTAACGGATGAGGACAGATACCGATAATTCCGACACGAGTGCCGAACCCCTTTTTAATTAAGGGTGAAGATATAGTCCGACCTATATAGAAATATATAGAATTAAGAGATAAACAACTTTTAAGATAACATAATTGGCACAACCAATCGTAATATTGATGCAGTTCGTTATGAAAATGCACAGAACACTTGCGAAATTACTACTGCAATTCACGCAGAGGGTGAAGCTACTCGTGCATTGATTAACGCTAATACAATGCAAGACCTTCGTGATAAACTTGAGGACAGAGATAGAGAATTACAGACTGCAAACTTCCAACTTTCACAGCAAGCACAGTCTGCAAACCTTGTCAACCTTTTAAGACCGTTCCCAATTCCGTCTTACATTACTTGCTCACCATATACATCCCCAGCAAATGTATATGGTTACGGTAATTGCAATGGTTGCGGAACAGTAGCATAATCTAAATAAAATATGACAGAGTGCATACTCGCACCAAATATTAAATAATAATGGCGAGTAGAAATACTCGCCATTTTTCTATTTAGATAAAGTTATTTCAGTATAAGTGCGATATGCTAAATACTTGAAAGGACTTGATATAATGGCTTTGACTACATTCTCTAATACTACACAAACAGTAAATACAGGCAGTGCCGTGGTATTTACAACTAATTATAATAGTAATTCTTGCACAGTAAGACATTCGGCAGGAAGTTCGGCTATTAGCTTGCATAGGGCAGGTTGGTATCTTGTAGATTTCACTGCAACGGCAAGTACAGTCGCAACGGCAGGTGGCACAGCGACATTCCATTTGTATGGTAATGGCACACAGATTGAAGGCTTTGAGGCTTCACAGTCTGCTACTGCTGATACTGTAATTATGAACTTATCTCAATCACAGTTTATGGTTAGAGTAAGTCCAAATTGCTGTGCTGTTACTGATAATATTCCACTTAATCTTACTATTCAAAATGACGGAACACCTGTTACAATAACAAATGCTAATGTAACAGTTACAAAATTGTCTTAATATGGCAAACAATAATGTTCGACAAGAAATATCTGCTCTTGATGTAGTTTCTGTAATGGGAACTATGTTAGGAATTATGACTTATGATAAGGTTATAACCAAAGATGATTTAGAAAAAAATATGCACAATATGCTTATAGATATTCATAATCATTTAGAAGAGCAAGATAAAAAACTTGATTTAATTTTGAATAAAATAGGTGGTGATGTTAATGGATAAACAGATTGCCCAAAAAATTCTTAAAAATATTGTTGAAGAATATGAAATGGTAAGTGATATGTCAATTACTGAAAATCTTTTAGATTATCTAAAGGATTTGATGAAAGTGGAACATAAACTCAACAAGGTCATAAAAGGTGAGGCATACGATGAGGATGATAATGCTCAAAGTATTGCTAAACATACAGAAATTGACAATTATTTGGCAGATGCTTGGGATGAATTTGTTTCATACAAGACTTACAAAGAACAATATAAGCGAACAAGACAAGACGATGATTTGCAAATGGCTCACGATGAATTAGGACATTTTTTAAATAATGTTAATGATGTTTACCGAGAACTCGCTAAAATATGTCAAGATGATATGGAAGAGTGTTCAATGGTAAAAGCAAAAGTTAAAGAAGTTTATCAAATGTTTCATTAAGGGGTGAGTTTAAATGGTAATTATTGCCGAACTTGTTAAAGATATAAATTGTTTTATCGACAAAGCAGAGTGCTATATTGATAAGGCTATTGAATGGAAAGATGAATATGCTGAAATAAGCGAGGAGTATTTTAAGATTTATGAGGGTTGTATGGCAAATGTAGATAGTTTGCACACTTTTGTAGTAAATCTTATTAAAGAAAAGAAAGACAATGAAATAACAGATAAAACAACACTTGATGTTATGACAAATGTTTGGAAATTTACTCATTCAGAAATTCTAAACAGAATAGACCATATTCAATATAAAGTTGATAAATATAAAGCAATGTAATTTTGCTTTCAAGAGTAGAGGTAAAACTCTACTCTTTTTACATATAGTGGGAGGGTTTTTATACTCTCCCACATTTTTATAGGTGATAAACTTATGTGTTTTTATACAGAATATAGAAATTTTAAAGGCAAAGAATATTTATTTTGTAAAAAAACTAATAATATTTGCAATTATAGTAAATTCTGTAATTTGCAAAATAAATTTATTCTCAATGACAGGTGGGAAAATTGTAAAGTGAAAGATTTAAAGGAAATTCCAAAAGGCTCGAATAGAGTTTTGTTTGAGCGTAGGGGATATTTATATATTGAATATAAGGACACTACAATTAAAGTAAAAAATACCTTTAAGAGTGTACCCGAATATGTATATGTTCAAGAGGGAATTGATGATATTTATGATGTTTCATTGACACCTTTTGAACAAAAAAAGAAAGTAGTAACAAGTAAACCTAAAAAGATATGAGTAGAAGCATAAAACAAGGTGGAATTTATATGGTTAATCTTGGTGACGAAAATGTTGGCAATGAGGAAAAGGGTATAAGACCTTGTATTGTTGTTTCGGCAGAAATGCTGAATAAAAATCGAAATAATGTTATTGTCATTCCAATTACATCAAGTACAACCAAAAAAAATATGATAAATCATTACGAATTATCTCGTGACGATTATCTGTTCTTTGCAAAAAAGACAAATACTGTTTTATGCGAATGTATAAGAGATATAAGCAAAAAGAGAATAGAAAGGTTACTTGGAGAGATAAAACAAGATGATTTAAAACAAATCATTAAAATATTGAGATACAATTTTACAAATGCTTGATTATGAAAGGTGGCTTTATAGAAAATGGAAAATTGTATAAGAGATAAGATTGATACACAAATTGATAGACTAATCGCAGAAATAGAGTCAAGAAAATATGATGAAATGTATGTTAGCGAACTTAAAGAGGTTGCAGAATGTTTAAGTCAAATTGATAATATGCTTAGCAGTAGAGTAATATACGAAAAAATATTGCCAAATTTAGATTGTTGTTGTATACCGCCAACAAAAGTAGTAGAAAAAACTAACGATAATTTTCCATTTTCCTCTTGACATCTTAAATATTATGTGATATAATGTAGTCACCATAAGAAATAAAACAAAGAAAGGTGATTATATTATGGAAATTATTAAAAGTTTAGCAACAGATTATTTGTTATTTAGCTTATGGGATAGTTTAATATTCTATCTATTCATAAATAAATTGACAAAAATCAAACTAAGATTTGTCGATGTTTTAGTTGTTGGTGCAATATTTTGTTTAAGTTCATTAGCACCACCTATTGCAAGGCAAATTTTAGGTATTATAGTAATATTTGCCTATATTTATAGGATAAGATATTACACAAATGAGGATATAAAGAAAGTGTTTTATTCGTTAATTGTTATTGCTTTAGAATATTTATATACTTTAGTAATCAATGCAACATTTTCTTTGTTTTATGAGAGAGTTTGTAATATTGATTTATCTAAATTTACAAACTTTAAAATGTTCAAATATTTCATAGTAATTGATTTATTTGAATTTATATTTATTTTCGTTTTAAGGAGATTAAAGATGAAACAATGGTGGGGTTCAGGCGTAGTTCGCAAGTAATTACACCTTAAAAGTTTTCTTATATGGTTCTTTTACTTGAAAAAGCAACCATAGTACATAATAAATACAATGAGGTGATTTTTATTTTAGAAAAAATACAAGATTTTATTATTAAAAAAACAGGCAATCACGATTTAGCATATTATGTAACTTGTTGTATTTATCTAATAACTACATATACTCCAATAATAGTATTTGGTATTTTGTTTGACATATTGCCTTTTGTAATTGTAAGTGCGATTGTTTTTAATAAGATTAGAAAATTTTGTGGTGGTTTTCATTGCACTTCAAATTTGAGATGTAGTGTAATTTCTAATATGTTAATTATAATTGCAGGATATATGTCAAAATATTCTCTACAATGGCTTTGGTTAGTCTTTTTAATTGCGTTAATATCAATTAAGGACTTATATATAAAAGCACCATTTAAAGAACAAATAAACGATATACAGCCTAAAGATAGGTGGTATAATAATAAGCCTTATACTTTATTGTGGAATAAATTAAATATAGACACAAGCAAATATGATAAACCTTATGATATTGTTTGGTATAGAAAGGGTATGATTAAATGGATAGTCATATCCTTATTTTTTGCCATTTTGTTTCTATATTTAAAATTATATTTATACACATCTTGCATTTTGTGGAGTATTATCCTTTGTGATATAACACTCTTTTTAAATAAGGATGATTTTTTGTAAAAGGGGATAATCTCAATGGCAGAAAATACAACAGTTGAAATTAACAGACTTATTAAAGATATAAAAGACACTCAAAAAAGAATAGACCATATTGAATATGATGATATTAAAGAAATCAATCAAAAAATGAATAAGTTTGAGGTTGAACTTAATACTAATGACCTTTTAGTCAAACAATCTATTGAGGCAAATGAAAAACTTGTAAGCACATTGGACTCCGTTAAAAGTTCTATGGTTGAAATTGCACAAACAGTTAAATATCAAGGTGAAACATTCTTGAAACAAACAGAAGTTATTTCGCAGTTGACAGATAAAGTAAATAGTGTTGAAAATAAAGTAAACAATGTTGAAAGTAAAATCAATAGTGTTGAAAATAAATTTGACGAAGTAGATGATGAAATTCAAAGAGTTGATAATAAATCAAAAATTGATATTATGGAAACTCAAAGAAATTCGGTTAAAACATTTTTATCAAAGTATGGTGGTTATATTGTGGGTGGAAGTGGTATTATATTTGCAATAATAGAGTTAATTCAAAAGTTGTCTTGATAAGGGGCATTTTGCCCCTTTGGTACATAATTAAATTAGAAAAATAGGAGGGCAATAATTTGATTTATGCCTTTGATATAAACAAATTAGATGTAGTTTGTAAAAATGCCAAAATAATTATTTTAACAGACTCTGTTAAATATCATACTGCTAAATTCAAATTTAGTGAAGATTGGGATAATTTTTCTAAAACTGCATATTTTATAAATAAAAGTAATGATAAAGATGAAAAAGACATTAGTGTTCCTATGTTTTTGGGCGGAAATGAAACAGTATGTCTTATTCCGTGGGAAGTATTGACAAGAGAAGGTCAATTAATTGTTTCTATTCAAGGTGTTCAAGATGATACAGAAATTTGGACTAAAATGAATAGACCTATTGTGTTACAAAAAAGTGACAAAGATAGCGACACAATTCCTCAAGAGCCAACTATTCCTATATATAATCAGTTATTGAATAAATTAGACTCAAAAGGCGATAGTATTCAACTTGAAGATGATACTTTATCTTTAAAGAGTGGTAATAAGGTACTTTCAACAACAAAAATTAAAGACGAAACAAAAGATTATGAAAATCTTTTAAATATCCCAACACTTAACAATATTGAAATAAAAGGAAACAAAACAGCAAATGATTACAATATTGGAAATGGATTAAAGGTTGACGAGGCAAAAGTCACTTATAAAGGTGAGGAAATTTCTTTTAAAGATTTTATCGCTCAATATATTAAAGATAATGAAACATTTGCAAAACTTATTGAAAACAATCAAACATCAACAATAGTAAAAGCTACGAATACTACTCCATATATTGAACTTTCTACTTCAGGTCGATATGATGTTGCAACAAACGGAACTATTTTAATTAAAGAACCGAGTACGAAAGAAACGACAGAATTGTATGTGGCAAAAGGTGATATAATTTATATTTCAACCTATGGTACAAGTGATACAGGTCAAGTATTGCACCATATTGATTTTATTCGCCTATATAGTGGTGACGGAATAAATAACTTAGGTATTGAATATCATAAAATTGCATATAATGAGAGCAAACAAAAAGTTATTAATGAAAGAAAAGAATTAACACATTCCATTGAAACATTTTGGGATATGATAACTCCATTACTTGAAATACAAAAAGACCAATTAATAAGTTCTGAAGGCATAGATAATGAAACAGGTATTCCGAAATTTAAAGTTATTTCACTTGGAATGGGTTTAAAATTAGAAAATAATGTATTATCTCTTGACATTGCAAATGGTGATAACTTAAAATATGGTACTTCAACCCAATCCACAGAAATAAACGAAAAGGAGAGTGACAGCAAATGAGTAGAGCATTAATTAATGGTGAATATCTTGATGTCGAAGATGAAATCTTTACACCTGACCCACAGGCTGAAATTCAAGCACTAAAGCAGGAGCTTGCAAGCTATGATTACATAGGCGTGAAAATTGCTATGGGAGTTGCAACTGTAGAAGAATATCAAGAGCAGATTGCTTACACCGAAAAACTCCGTGCGAAAATAAGAGCGTTGGAGGGTACAGAATGAGTTACATTGATAATAGAAGTCAATTTAAGGAAATTACAGAAGAAGAAAGACAGGAAATTTTGGCTAAAGAACGAGAGAATATTGAAAGAATAGATTAAGAAAATAGGTTAGTGTTTATTTAAACATTAGCCTATTTTTTTGTTTAGAGGTGATAAAATGGCAGATATAACAGTTGATACAGAATTAAGTTTAACAAGTGAAAATCCTGTTCAAAATAAAGTTGTTACTCAAAAGTTTTATGAGGTTGAAAATGATATTGAAAAAGCCACTTTATCATTAGTTCAACTTAATAAAATGATAAATGATGAAATAAAAAAAATTAAAGAAAGTGGGTTGGTAAGTTGAGTTTAGCAAGTGAGGCACAAAAGGCTGTTGACGGTCAAAATACTCTCAATTATTATTTTGATGAATTGATTAAGCGTGTTAAAAATGCGACAAGTTATAATGGCTTAACGGATAAGCCACAAATTAACGGAATTACACTTGAAGGCAATAAAACAACTGATGATTTATGTGACAGCGAGATTACTGCACAATCCACAGGAATAGCAAGTAGCAAAGCTGTTTATAATTTAATTATGGGTGCATTGGAGGATAGTTATTAATATGGCAAGGACTGATAATTTAAAAAACTATTTAACCGATGTGGCAGACGCAATAAGAGAAAAAATAAATACAACAGATAAAATTAAGGCAAGTGAATTTGATGATAAAATCAGAGAAATAAGTGGAGCGAGCGAACAATGGGAATGGGCATTGGATAATGTAATTAACTTTGGCTCTGCTAATCCTACTTTTTTTAGGGGCAATACATACTTAAAAGTTTTGCCGAATTATCTTGAAGATAAATGCCTTGAAATAACTGATTGGAGAAATGCGTTTGATAGTTGTACTAATTTAATAGAAGCAAATATAAACACAATCAATGGCACTAATTTCAGTAGTATTTTTTATAATTGTTCCAAATTAATTAATGTGATAAATACAGGCGATTTTTCCAAAGGCTTAAATTGTACTAATGCATTTAGGAATACAAGAGTGACGGATGATGTGGTTCAAAAATTCAGTTTTGACAGTATAACAAACGGCTTTGGAATGTTTGGATATGGTACAAAAATCACTCAATTGCCGAAGTTTAATCACGAAACTATCACTAATATGGGTGAAATGTTTTGGCAGTGTTCCTTATCAGATTTAGGTACGGAGGATTTAAACTTTCCCAATGTTACAAATGCAGAGGGGATTTTTGGTGAAACACAAGTTGTTAAAGCGCCTAATTTAAGTTTTCCAAATACAACAAGTGTAAAAGGAATTTTTCGTGATTGTCAAAAACTAATTTCTGTAGCAAACTTTAATATTCCTAATGCAACAAATGTTGCAGAAGCCTTTAAAGGTTGTACTAATTTAACTACAATAGGAGTATTATCTATTCCGAAAGTGCAGACTTTTAATAATCTTTTTTATAATTGTAAAGCTTTAGAGAGTATTGAACAATTCAATGTGAGTTCTGCAACAAATTTAGCTTCATTGTTTGCACAAAGTAATAATTTAAAGTCTGTAGATTTTGTAAATTCCACATCGAAAGTAACTAATTTTAGTGGTCTTTTTGCTGGAAAAACAGTATTGGAAACAGCTAAAGGATTAGATTTAAGTAGTGCAACAAATTTGGCGAGTATGTTCGCAAGTTGTTCAAACTTAAAAAATATTACTTTTGTAGAAAATAGTATTAAAATAAATTTCAATTTAGGTTCATCATCTCTCTTGTCTAATGAGTCTATTCAAAGCCTTATAAATGGTTTGGCAACGGTTGAAACAACTCAAAATTTAACTATTCATAATGATGTTGCAACTAAATTGACAGATGAACAAAAAGCAACTATATCCTCTAAAAATTGGAATATTGTTATACCACAAGGAGGAGAGGTTAAAACGGAATTAGAAGTAACAGATGCAAATACTCTAATTGCTACAATTGATGGTCGTCAATTTACGAAAATAAATGATGGATTGGCAATTGCTTGCACAGTAACTTTTGGTAGTTATACAGGAATATTGTTGGTATCTGAAGTTGAAGAAGCCGTTACTTATTCTGCTCTTGGTCGTAATTTCACAAGTGCAGGAAGTTTTACTTACGATGATAAAAATTATTATTATAGTAGTAGAGAATATTTTGTGGGCGGTCATACAATTATATCAGACTATCCAAAATTGAACGATATTAGTGGAAAAACTTATACAAATGATAATAATGGAAGTGAAAAAGCTTCTACGGACTTGTTAAATTATTATTTTAATAAATAAAAATCTAAGGAGAGAATATAATGGAATTAACATTAAAGAAAAATTATCTTACTATTGAGGAAATTGGCAATATTGTAAATCAATGTGCCGAAAAGCATACTTCTTATGAGTGCGAACTCATTAAAACTGTTCTTGTTGCAAAATATTGTTTTGATTATGATTTTAGGGATAAAGACGATGTTACTGTTTATAACGAACTTGCAGAAAAAGATTTTCTTGATAATGGTTATTTTGCTATTACAAATATCGAGGTTCTTGAGGATTGTATTAGAAAAGAAAATAGCATTGAGCAGACTTTTAGAGAATTTCTTGAAGGTCTTAATAAGTCAATTGAAAAAGGTATGAAAAAGATACCAAAGAACTTTGATACAAAAGAATTTATTAAAAAGGTCGAGGAAGTAGTTGGCAGGAAAGAGAACAATAAGTAATGAGGTTGAATTACAACAAGTGCTTATAAGACGGCTTAGAATTGCGTTTAAAGCGACTTTAACTCAATGTTTAGATAAACTAAAAGACATTATTGAAAGTGAAGTTTACGAGGCTTATGAGGGCGATTGGGCAAAAGCAGGACTTCGTACATATCAATTTGAAAATTCTTTTTATAAGAGAAATACAAAAGTGGTAGCAAATGAGATTATCGGTGGGATAGAGCAAAATTTTTCTATAATGAAAAAAATACCTTTAAAGAACGGAATTACTATTCATAAAGATAAAAGACAACTCGCAGAGATAATTGAAACAGGAATAGGTTATACTATTGGCAACCCCCCTGCTCGCCCCTTTTGGTCTAAATTTGAAACTTGGCTTTATGCTAATGCCTATGATATTTTCAAGAACGAATGTTCTAAAGTCGGCTTGAAAGGAGTATTCACTTCTTATGATTAGTTTAGGTCTTGATATGAGTTCAACTAAAAGTGGCTATGGCTTATTTAAAGATGACAAGTTAATTGACTATGGTGTTTGGGCAATACCTAAAGACATAATTGATTGGCGAGATAGGGCATTTTGGATGGGCGATAGGCTTAAAGAATTTATTGTAACTCATAAGATAGATATTATTTACATAGAAGATGTGCCTCTTATAGTGAAAAACCCTCAAACACTAAAAATATTAGCATTCTTGCAGGGTATTATAGCAGGTATTGTAACGGCTTTTGATATAAAAGTCGAATATATTGCTGTGTCTAAATGGAGAGCTGATTTAGGCTTATTTACAGGCAAAAGAAAGGACACAGAACGAGAATTGATGAAGCAATCAAGTATAGAATATGCAAATAAAACATTCGGTCTTGATTTAATATGGAAAAGTAAAACAAGTAAATATAATCAAGATGATATTGCCGATGCAATAAATATTGCATATTCACAAATTAAACCCAAAAATAATAATGCTTTTGGTCGAAAATCAAAGGTGGGTGATTAGTTGGCTGATTTTTTCATAAATGCGAAGGTCAGAGTTGATACTTTTGATGTTCAAAAACAATTAAGCAAAAAGAAAATTAGCGTTGACACTAAAGACGCTACTAACCAAATTACAGGGTTAGGTGCAAAGATAAAAAGTCTTGGTAGTGATTTTATTGATACTACTAAGAAAGTAGCTAAATTCGGTATAAGTACAGCAGTAATTGGATTATTTACCGCAAGTGTTACAAATGCAGTTCAAATTGTAAAAGATTTTGATGATGCTTTAACCGAATTTAAAAAAGTTAGTGATTTAAGTGGTGACAGCTTAAATGAATACACTCAACAATTAGGTGAGTTGGGTGAAAGTGTTGCTCGCACGAGAATTGAGATGACTGAAGCTGCGACAGAGTTCAAAAAGTCGGGTTATTCAGATGAACAATCGGCTCAATTGGCTCAAGTATCAAGCCTATACCAAAATATTGCAGATGAGCAATTAAGTGCTTCCGAAGCTTCGGCTGTTCTTATTTCACAGATGAAAGCTTTTGATATTCAAGCAGAAAACAGCAAACATATTATTGATGCTATTAATGAAACCTCCAATAATTTTGCTGTTTCATCAGGTGATATTGGTAAAGGTTTAACAGCAGCAGGTGCTGCTTTAAGTACATATGGCAATAGTTTTGAGCAAACTATTGCATTAGTAACAGCAGGTGAAATAATTTCTTGCCTGTATAGGCTAAATTGCTGGAAAGTCCTAAAGATACATAGACTACAACATAATAGGAAACTATAAGTGTGAATGTTTGAAAATTATGTATATGTAATAATGGATAATCAGCAGCCAAGTCTTACTTGAAATAGTAGGAAAGGTTCACAGACTATCGAAAACAATCAAGTAAAAAAAATACTTGACAAATGTAACTAATTGTGGTATAATTAGAATAAGCTATAAAGTAGACGAAGTGAGTAGAGTAGCGAAAGCAAAAGAGCCTACATTTTATTATTAAAATGAAAATATAGTCGGTTCTTATATGAAAATATAAGAAAATATAAATCGTCTAAAAAAGAAATTGATATATGAGTAAGAAAGTAACTAAAGAAACAATAATAAATTCAATATATAACAAGGGATATATTCCATTAGATTTTAAGTTTCAGGGATATAAAACAAAAGTTTTATTTAAGGACAAAAATGAATATAAATATTCTATAAGTTGGTCAAGATTTAATGTTGAAAATGATTTTTCTCCTTTTTATTCAGTTAATCCATTTGCGTTAAATAATATCAAGCAGTATATTAAGAATAATAATATACCTGTTGAAATTTTAGCACATAAATATATAAACTCGACAACTAAAATGTTGTTTAGAGATTTAAATGGGCATTTATTTAAAAGTGATTGGAATAATATTTATAATAGACATTATTATTTGTGTCCTAAATGTTATTTAAGTAGAAAAGGAATTGCTCAAAGATTGAACGAACAACAATATGAAGAAGTATTTAGCGAACACGGTTTAACTATTCTTGATAAAAGTCAAATAGAATATAATGATACTTTAATAGATGTTATTGATAAAAATGGATATAAAGGTAAGATTTGTTATGCTAATTTAAAACAGAGAAGAGATACTATGTTTAGTCCTTTTATAAAATCTAATCCGTATACAATTGATAATATTAAACATTTTATAAAGCTTAATAATTTAGGCATAGAAATATTAAGTACAGAATATAAAAATTGTGATGAACTACTTAAAATAAAGTGTATGTGTGGAAATATTACTTATCATAGTTGGGATAGTATAAAACAAAGAAAAAGCATTTATTGTAGTGAGTGTAGTAAATCAATATTGGAAAAAATTGTGTTAAATTATTTAAAATTTAAAAATATTGATTTTATCACTGAATATAAATTTGAAGATTGTGGAAATATTAAGCCTTATCCCTTTGATTTTTATTTGCCAAAACAAAATATTTTAATTGAAGTGCAGGGTGAGCAACATTATAAACCTGTTCTTTTTGGAAATGTTGCTAAAGATAAAGCGTTGGTAAATTATCAAAATCAAATCGAGAGAGATAAAATAAAGGAAAATTATTGTAAAAAACATAATATTCCATTATTGAAATTAAAATATGATATAATAAGAAATGGAAAATTTAAAAAGATTTTAGACGATTTTATTAAAATTTAAAGACAGAAATATTCCAAGGCAAGTCACAACAGGTTGCAAGAGGCTTAAATACTATTTCAAGCCGAATAGCAAAGAATGAAAAAGCATTAGCTGAATATGGTGTTGCAATTAAAGATGGGAATGGTAATCTTCGTTCAACCTATGATATTCTTGCCGATTTAGCACCTAAATGGGAAACAATGAGTAACACGGAACAAGTTGCTCTTGGTAATGCTCTTGCTTCTAACCATCAATATAAGGTATTCGCAGCCGTTATGAGTAATTTCAACACGGCAATCGAGGCAAATATAACAGCACTTTCTTCGCAAGGCTCGGCAACAAAAGAAAACGAAGCTTATATGGAGTCCTTGCAAGCAAAGGTTACACAATTAAAGTCTGCGTTTACTGAGGTTGTACTCGGTGAGGGTGGACTTAACACATTTTTAAAGAACCTTGTAGATGCTGGCACAGGTATAGTCAAATTTATTGGCTATGGCAACAATTTGGTTGCTATTTTAACTACCATAGGTGGTATTTTAGTTACTATCAATGCTAAAGTGATTGCCCTTAAAATTGATAGTGTTATAAGTGGAATTGCAAATCTTGCTAATTCTATAAAACAAGATTTGGCAAATGGTTTAGCCACAGTTGTAAAACATTTTGCAGGATATGTTACAGGTGTAAATACTGCAACAACTGCTAATGAGGGTTTTGCAATTTCAACACAAGGTCTTATTTCTGCTATCGGTCTTGTTACATCTGCTATAAGCATAGGTGTAATGGCTTATAACAAATATAAGCAAACACAAGAACAAAACGCAAAAGAAGCAAGAGATAATTTAAAGTCTTATAGTGAAAGTGCAGATAAATATAAAGAACTTGAAAAATATTTAAGTGACACAAATTTATCCGAAAAAGAATTAAATACCATTCTCAAAAATAATACCGACATTTTTGGTGAATATACAGAGGCTATTAAAGGCACTACTGAAGAACGAGAAAAGTATTTAGAAATTCTTAAAGAGCAAAATGCTGAAGAGGCAGCCTCAACATATAGAGAGTCTGTTGGCGAGGTTAAAAGTGCAACTAAAAGAGCCACAGAAGGCACTTCTTTAACAGGATATTTAACATCTCAGCGATTACAACAGAGTCAAGGACAAATTTCTATAATGTCTGAATTTGATGATGTAAAATCTGCTAAGGGGATTACAGCTCAAATAGAAGCCTTGCAAAAATATCAAGATAAACTTCAAGAAGTTAGTGACGAATTAAGAAAACAAGGCGATAACAGATATAAAAATTATGATAGTGCCATAGCTCAAACAAGTGAAGAAATTAAAAAACTCACAGAACAGCAAAAACAAGATAAAGAAACTCTTGAAGATGCTAATATTGCTTATCAAATAGGTAAAGAAAATCTTGGTGCTTATGCTCAAACAAACGAAGAAGCAAATAAAGCCTTAGATAAATTAAATGGCACTCAAAACAAAAATGCTAAAAGTGCGGATAAAGCGACAGAAAGTCAAAAAACTCTTTTAAAGAAATTTGGACTAACGGCTAAACAAGCAAAAGAATTTGCAGAGTCTTTAGGCTTGACTACTGATGAGTATTTAAAGCAAAGAAATGCACAATCCGAGTCAACTGACTCGACTGATGAAAATGCTGATAGCACTACGAATAATGCCGAGGCTGTAAAAGATTTAGCAACTCAACTTAAAGAACTTAAAGATATTCAAGATACTGCTAAAGACGCTCTTAAAGAGTATAATGAATATGGCGGTGTAAGTTATGATACACTTCAAGATTTATTAAGCCTCCAACCTGAATATTTACAATATCTTGTAAACGATAACGGTCAATTTGAGATTAATAAAACAACACTTGGCAATCTCAATCAAGCTCTTGCAAATAATTATTCTCAAACTTTAGCTAATTCGGCTGTTCAAGATATATATAATTATGCAATGGGCAACACCGAAGAAATGTCTAATCTTGCTAAAAGTGCAGTTGGACTTTTTGGCGATGCCACCGAAACAGCAGGTAATAAATCTACAAATGCTACGGATGGAGTAATAAGTTTTGCTACTGCTGTTGCAACAGCAAATGAGGCAGCAGGTGGCAAAGGTGTTAATTTAGATAAGTTGACCGAAGGTCAAGAAAAGATTTTAGAAAGATATAAAGGACTTAATGATGAAGTTCAAAAATCTGTTAAGGTAACTAAAAGCAATTCCTCTGCTACATCAAAGGCAACAAAGGCTAAAAAGGCATTAACCGAGGCAAATAAGAAACTTGCAAAATCTATTGAAAAGGTTTCTAAGCAACTCGAAAAGGAAAAGCAAAAACTTGAGGACAACATTGATAAATGGAAAGAACAAGCTGAGGATATTGAAGATGTTTTCAGTGCTGTTTCGGATAAAATCCAAGATAGAATTGACCTTTTAGAAGAGGAAAAAGATACAAGGACAGAACAGATTGAGGCTGAAAAAGAAGCACAAAATGATTTATTACAATCTCAAATAGATGCTATTGACGCTGAAATTGAAAAGCAAGAAGAAGCCAACGATGCTGTAAACGATGCTATTGAACTACAAGAAAAGCTGGAGGCACTACAAAAGGCTAAAGCAACTAAAGTCAAAACATTCAAAGACGGCGAATGGACTTATGGTGTTGATGAAAGTGCAGTAGATGAGGCACAACAGGCTTTAGATGAATATAATAGGGAAAAAGCACAAGAAAATGCTGTGTCTGCTCTTGAAAGTCAAAGAGATATTTTACAAGCACAACAAGATAGTCTTGATAAAGAATATGAGATTAAATTGGCTAATGACGAGGTTATTAAAAGCCTTGATAATCAAATAAGTATTCTTGAAAAGCAAAAAGAACAAGTTGATGCTCTTGCCGATAAATATAAAAATATTCAAAATAATCAACTTTTGATTAAATATCTTGGCACTACGGATATTTTTGGAACTGAGGGTCTTAAAAATAATGTTATCCCAATATTAGAGAATGTTTCAAATAAATATGTTTCGTTGCAAAAAGATATTGAAAAGACTACTAAAAAAGTTGAAAAACTTGAAAAGGCAATAAAGAAACTTGATGAGCTTGAAAGTTCGACTAAGAGTTCAACTAAAAAGGTGTCTAAAAAGACTGTTAGTAAAAAGGTCAAAAAGATAACCGCTTCTACAAAGCACGCAGATGGTGTAGCACGAGTTGGAAATGACGAAATTGCTTTAGTTGGTGATAGTCCGAATACAGAACTTGTTGTTGGTTCAAGAATAAATGAGGGTATTACTACAATGTTGCCTAAAGGTAGTGGAGTAGTTAATGCTAAGAGTTTAAATACTTTAGCAGGTATTTTAAACAATGTTAGTGCTTTTAGTAGTAGTAACTTTGGTGCAGGAAGTGGCACGATAAATAATTCCTCACAAGAAAATTCAACAAATATAAATATTTCTAACTTGAATGTTCAAACGGATAATGGGGAAGAATTTGTTAATTATTTACAAGATTTTGCTTTAAAAATGAAACAAAAATCTTATTAGAATATATTTTAGATAAAGGGGTTGGACTTATCCAACTCCTTTATAGTACATAAAGAGAGGTTTTAGATATGAATAAATATGAAGAGGCGGTAAGGCAACTTCAAAAAGGTATTGAAACTTATGTTGATAAAAAAATATCTGAAACAAAATTTGACAAAACATATATAGGTATAATAACTGCAATTACAGATAATAATACTTATTCAGTAAATGTCAAGAATGTTGTGTATAATAATGTACCTGTTGCAGGTAATGCAGTATGTAAGCTAAACGAAATTGTTAAGGTGCTTGTGCCTATGAGTAACTTTAACAATATGTTCATTATAAATGTCAATAATGATTATGTGAATAACATAAATAAACCTACAATAAATGGAGTTGAGATTGTTGGCAATTTAACCCAAGAAGACTTACATATTAAAACAATTGATACGATAAGCGAATTTGGTGGCTTTATACAGTCTAAAGGTAAATATTTTAATAACAATAAAAATGTTGGTATGTCACCAAATAGTAATAGATATGCTTTGTGGGCAGGAGAAACAAATAAAAAAAATGGTTTAATTGGCGAAAGCAATGCTTATTTTAAGTTAAAACAAAATGGTGAATTATTTTTACATAGTGATAATGTAGAAAATAAAGGAAATTTATTTGTTGATTTTGCACCTCAAGATAAAGATGAAATTTATTCTATTTATTACCAACAAAGTAATGGCGAAATAGGTGCAGATGAATTAATTGATTTAAGTAATTTGTCTTATCCAAAAAAAATCGAACACGATATGGTATATATTGAAACACTGAAACCTAATGGAACATTTGAAATAGTATTTAATCCAAGTGCTTATTTCCAAGATATGACTAAGGGGTTTGTTTCAAGAATATCGAAAGATTTTGGTGAACAATATAAAGACTTAATACCAATTGAATTAAATAATAAAATAACAGATAAGGCAATTTCCACAGGTAAAATAGGTGTATTTGATGTTTCAACTACAAACGATGATGGAATAGAGCATTTTACATTGTCGAATAAATATAATGGTACAATTGTTAATTTTTCTTTAGTTACAACTTGGAATTTTTATGCAGGTGCAAGTGTCAATGATGACGAAAAACAAATTTATATAGCAACAAACAGTTGGAATCCATTATATTGGGAACAAAACCCAGCGTGGGATTCGAGAGACTCGAATTTTGCTACTTTTGGTATGCGAAATCCTAATAGTAAACAATTAAGTCAAGGTGGCACAAATTGCTTCATATCAAAAAACGGATATATATATAAAGACCCAAACGTGAATGAAACTAAGGCAAATAATAGAATTGTACTCTATTATTTAATTAGAATGAATTGTGCGCCTTGCTATATTCCTAACTATGATGAAAAAGTACACAAAACAGTGTTTGATTTAGTTGAAAGTATGAGGGGAAAAATTGTCTGTTATGGTAACGGAACAGGTACTATTCCTGAATTTGAGGATAATGAAAACGACCTCGAAATATTAAGAAATTTTGTAGTTACAAAAAAAATATTATATGTATCGAGAAATAATGATTTAGTTTTAAATTCACCAAAAGTAAAGTCATCTATTTCTTTATTTGATGAACAAATAGGCAATGCACAAAAAGTATTAAAACTTAATAAAAAATACTTAATTGATGTTGGTAGACTAACAAAAACAACAGATTGCCCCAACAATATAAATGCTATTCATTTTGAAGAGGGATTAGATAGTAACAATAATTGGCAAAGAAAAGTTATTATTGAAACAGACAAGTTAGTTCTAAAAACAAAAGATGGCGAAGTAGAATTAGGTGTTAAAGAAAACACAACTACAAATACAAATAATGGATAAGGAGTGAGATTAAATGACAGACTATAAATACTTTGAGGCTGAGGCGAATTGTAATAAAGGCAATGTTCGATTAAAAAGCAATTTGTTTTCTATTCAAGGTAAAACGACAAAAGAGCCTATTTATAATGACGGTCTTGACTTAACTAATGATTATTTAATTTGGAACTCCGATTATATTAATATTAAGGCTAATTTTTTATTAAGAATATGGATGAAGCCTTCAAGAATAGACGAGGATTTTTGTTATTTAGGAGATAAAAGTACAGGTAATTATTTTAAATTACATTGGGCAAGAGAATATGTTGAAGCGGATAATAAAAGTAAAGATTGCTTTGTTTTGCAAGGCTACGAAAATAATGTTCTTAAAGTTCAGCAAAAATCTAATTATGTTGATTTAATTAATAATCTTACTCGGCTTATGGTTTGGGTAAAGAAAAAAGACAACGATTATGAATTAATTTTGACGGCTTTTGAATATACACCTACATTGTTTCAATGGATAGAAAATGGTGGAGTAAGCAATGTTGAATATAATAAAAGTTCAACAATAGATTATGAGTTTAGTTCTATTGATTTAGATAATACAGTCAAATTCGTTGGCGAGAAGAACGATAATATCAATATTGCCCCTTTAGATTATGTTGAATTGACAAATGGGGTCTATCAATTTTGGGATTTGACAAACAATATTGATTTGCCATTTTCTTTAGATAAGCCAAATTGGACTAATGATACTATAATGAATTGCACATTTAACGAAAATATTAATGCAGGAAATATTAATTATGATATCAATGTAATTAAGAGTGTTCAAATCATAAAACAATATAAGAACAAGAAAATTAAAGACGATTTTGTTGTGTTTAACAAAAATATTTCGGAAGAAACAGATTTATATTTTGAAACAGATGATAATTTTGTAGTAAATAATTCTATTATTGATTATAGTTTAATTTTATATGTCAATGACAATATTCCTGTTGTTGTTGAATTTAAAGAAATTACTGTATTTTTTAATTCTTGTTTCTTATCGGATAGGAATAGTGTATATAAATTATATTCGACAGTTGAATATAGTTCGGTGGGTCAAAACATTCCTATTTCTATACAACAACCTATTGGTAGAAAATACCCTATTGTAATTAAAAACGCAAAAACGAATTATGAGTCGGGTCAAATAAGTTTTCTTGTTTTAGGTGAAAATTTTGAAAGCACAAAAACTATAAATAGAAATGATATTGTAAATCAAAAAGAGGAAATCATTGCATTTCTTACAAATGGAACAACTAAATTCTATTCAGATTGGAATGGAAATGCAAAAATCATTTCAATTAGTGGCACTCCTACAATTTCCTATAATTCAAGCTATGGTAATGGTGTTTTATCTATAGCCTTTGACTATGTTGAACAAGGAGATTGGGCAGTTAAAGAAGATTACTATACAAGTGGGTTAATGATAAGGAGCGTATAATATGACACAAGAAGAATATAATGTTTCTTTACAACCTACAAGAGTTTTGCACACTAAGATTATAGTTAAAAATTATGATTTTAGTGATTTTGGGAATTTAGAGGGTGTAGTGGTTGGTTTTCCAAGTTTTACAATAGACTCTGAAAGTAATATAAGACGAACTTGTAGTATTAGTCTTATTCCCACAGCACAAACATTTGAAATAAAATCGGGTAGTGCAATATGGCTTGATAAATATATTCAAGTTTATGTGGGAATTGAGGATATAACAACAAGAGAACCCATTTATACTAATATGGGAATTTATCTTATTGATAATCCTGAAAGAGTGTATTCGGCAACAGACAATACATTATCTTTTAAGTTGGTTGATTTAATGTCAAAATTAACAGGAATGAGAAATGGATATCTTGAGGGAATGTCGTATATTATTCCTGCTGGGTCGAATGTTCGTAAGGCTATGATTGCCACGATTGCTGAATTTGGATTTGACAAATATGATATTGACGAATGTCCTTATGAAGTGCCACAAGATATAAATATATCAAGTGGTGGAACGGCTTATGATATATTAAGTCAACTTTTAAATATTGCAGATAATTATGAGATGTATTTTGATGTTGACGGAGTGTTTCATTATCATAAAATTCCTATGAAAGCAGACGATGGCAAAATTGTTGCATATCATAATTTTTGGAATAATGTGTTAATTGATTATAATGTTTCAACAGATTTTGAAAGTGTTAAAAATATTGTTGAAGTATATGGGCAAACACATACTATAGCAAATTATAGCGATGCTACAATTGTTGATAATGGTAAAGCGTTTGGATTAATTATGAAACAGATAGAGTCATACACGGATGGACTTTTAGTTGGATTTACAACACCAAATGATACTAAACTTAATACATTATATGGATTAGTTATAAATCAACTTGGAAGTAGACCTATTGTAGATGATAAAGGTAATTATCCTACCTATCAGCCAAATACATATTATGTATGTAAATATGTGGCAAATGGTGATTATTTTAGATTTTTAGGACACATAACACCTTATGCAATTGCACAAGAGAACAATGTGACGAGTCCATTTTATGTTGGTGGTTCAATAGGCAAAATCAGAATAGTTTTGCAAGGTGATAATTATGATAATTTATATACAGATTTGCAATGTCAAGATTGTGCTGAATATGAATTATATAAAAGGTGTTTAATACAAAATAGTATTACGATAACTTGTGTGCCGATTTATTGGCTTGATGTTAATGATTTAATTGAAGTGACTTTGCCAAATAAATATGGGCAAGATGAAACTATGATTTGCCTTGTTAAATCTATAAATACGAGTGATACTCAAACAATATCTTTAATGAATGTTTCAACATATATAATTATTGAGGACTTGTTAGATATTGATAGTACAAATATCGTGCAAAATAAAGTTATAACGCAAGAATTTAATAAAGTTGCCGAATTATTAGGTTAAGGAGTGATAATATGGGCGAAAAGAACACGGTTGATGTTTTATTTAAAAGAGATACCCTTGAAAATATAAGAAACACCCCTCTCAAAGACGGTCAAGTTTTATGGACTATAGACCAAGAGGGCAATGATAAAATATATAATGATGTAAGACAAAGTGACAATACAATTAAACGAACTCAAATTGGTGGTACTATTCAAGTAGACCAAGATTTTGATAAAGAAAGTCCATATCCATTAGCGAATAAAAAAATAGTTAATGGACTTAAAGATTTTATTCCTGCTTATGCTAAAGATTTAGATGTTTTAACTAATGCCTTATTAATTTCAACCACGAATGAGAATTTTGACTTAAATAAAACACAATTAGTTGTTTCAGGTACAACGACTAATATGCCCGATGATTGTCAAGATGGTGTAAGGGAAGTTGGAAAAAACAGTAATAATAATACCTATGTGAGAATTTTTGGCAGAGATAAATATGGTGTTTCTACAGAGTGGCTTAATTCGTGGAATGGAACAAGTTGGTTAGGTTGGGCAAGAGTTATAACCAATATTGATAGATTTATTGGTTATGATAATACTATTAATGGAATACAATATTTCACAAGAATTAATAAGCCGACAGGCTCTGAAAGTGATATTGCCTTTGAGATTTTAAAAGGTCAAAATAGACAGTCATATATTGATTATAGTGGAAATGCACTTTTTAGCACTATTTCTATTAAAGGTGCAGACAATTCTTCAAATGTTGTAATTAATTCAAATAGAGATATTGTTGCTAATAACATTACTTCTGACAATAATTTAACTGCAAAAAATGGAATAATTTCCAGCCTTACAGTAACTAATTCATTAGTTTCAAATGGATTGATTTTTGCACATAGTGGGGTAAGTTTTGGTGGCACTTCAACTATTATAAATAGTGGAAATAATTTAGTTTTGACTTCACTTTCGGGAAATGTTAGAATTAAGGCAGCAGGAGCGACAGAAGTCGTTATTTGGGATGACCCACAAGGTTCGGTTGAAGGAGCAGATGGGGGAGGTGTTCTTTCTCCTGAAAGTGACGCCATTATGAAGTTGGGTACAACTAATCACGCTTGGCAAAGTGTATATTGTAAAGGCGTGGTTTATGGTGGAACATTTACACAAGTTTCAGATAAAAAGGCAAAAACTCATATTGCTTATTTAAAAGATGAAAATAAACTTGATGAGTTTTATATGAATTTAAAACCTGTTGAATATAAATGGAAAGATAATGGGCATAGAACACATTTAGGATTTTACGCTCAAGATATTGCCGAAAATGCAAAAAATACAATAGGCGACCTTTCAATGTATCAAGCAAGGCAGATTGAGGTAGATGAAAAAGGTAGAGATATTGAAAAACCCTATCGTGCAGGCATTGAAGATAAAGACTTAAAATGGACTTTAAGTTATGATGAACTTATTGCACCGACAGTAGCAATAGTTCAAAAACAACAAAAAGAAATTGAACAATTAAAACAACAAATTGAGAATTTAAAGAGGTAATTGCAATGAAAATTAAGTGGACTACAAATGAAATTATCGAAAAGTACAAAGAAATCGAGGAATTTGTGCAAAGTGATAAAGAAATTCCTCTTGAACTTGCGTGGAATTTAGAAGAAAATCAAGAGGAATTTAAGGCGATAGTCGAAAAGTTTGAACGATATAGAGCAGATATTATTCAAAAGCTTCAAGAACATAATGTTTTTGAAACAACCGAGGATAATAAAACAATAGTTCGTGAAGAACACATTAAAGAATTTCAAGAGGCAAATGAAAAAGTTGACAAACTTCTTGCCATTGAAAATGAAATTGAAATTAGTACATACGAAAAAGATAAAGGATTGCCAAAGGAAATGTCTGTCAAGGACATTCGTGCAATCAAATTTATGCTTGTTTAAATAAGGAGGAGAGGAATAGATATGAAAGTATCAAAAGAAACAATTATTAGAACAGTATTACAACTTGTAGCAATTATTAACATTATTCTTCAAATGACAGGCAAGAACACTTTGCCATTTACAGATGATGAAATTAGCCAATTTATTTCATTAGTCTTTCTTATTTGCACCTCAATTGCTACTTGGTGGAAAAACAACAGCTTTACACTCAATGCAATTAAGGCAGATAACTATAAGAAAAAGTTAGATAAGGGTGAGTAATATAATGGCAAAGTTTTATTACAATCAAAATAATTATAACAAAGTATCATACGACAATCCCAAAACAAAGAAAAAGGAAACAGTTGCAAGTTCAGGATGTGGTGTCTGCTCGGCTTGTATGACCTTTAACAACCTTTGTGGTAAAGAACTATATACTGTGTCTGAAATGGCTAAATTCAGCCTCTCACACGGTTGTAGGGATAATAGCGGTACAAATGTTGAAAAACTTTTAACGGAATTGTGCAAAAAACATAAAGAATTTTCATTTAAGGTTACAGACAATGAAAATAAACTTGTCACTCATCTTAAAAAGGGTGGAATTGCCATTGCTAATCAAGGCGATAAATACAATGTTTTTTCAACCGCAGGTCATTTTGTAGTTGCTTATAAGATGAATGGAAAAAATATCGAAGTTCTCGACCCTCAAATGTATTCGGGCAAATATAATGCTTAT